ATGGCAAGAGTAAGCAAGAAGGTAAGTGCGGCGCAGCGGGAAGCGGAGAACGCACCGCACCGTATCTGGAAAACCGCAATTTACGCACGACTGTCCGATTTTGATGATGTACTTCGTGATACGGAATCGCTGGAAGTGCAGATTTCTTACATCAAAGAGTATATCAACCACCGGGATGATCTGATGCTGCTGGATGTGTTTGCGGACAAGCGGTGCACAGGGATGAACTTTGACCGCCCGGAATTTGAACGGCTATTGAAGGCGTTGCAGGATCGAAAAGTTAACTGCATTGTGGTAAAGGACTTCTCCCGACTGGGTCGTAATTTCGTGGAAACAGGTCAGTATCTGGAACAGGTGTTTCCATTGTTCGGCGTAAGATTTATCGCCATCAATGATAATTATGACAGCCTGAACAGCCAGAGCCGGGATGGGATGCTGGTGCCGATCAAGAGCATGATCAATGAGATGTACTCGAAAGACCTGTCCCAGAAGATTCAGTCGTGCTTTCGTTCCAAGGAAGCACGGGGGGAAATCTATACCCCTGTTCCATTTGGCTACAAAAAGGATCAGAAGAATCATTTGGTTCTGGATGAGGAAGTCAGCGATGTGGTAGTTCGGATTTTTCTCTGGAAGAAATCCGGCATGAAAGAGCGCGAGATTGCAAAGAAGCTGTCTGCGCAGGGAATCCAGACACCTTTTACACGCCGCTGTCAGCTGGGATACCTGAAAAACACCTTGCGGGTAAAGGACCCAGCATGGCGGACTGTTTTCGTGACAAAGGTGCTGGAAAATCCAATCTACACAGGAGCAATGGTCTACAACCGTATTGCCTACGATGAAACGTATCGGAAAATCGGGCAGAATCCACGGGAAAGCTGGCGGATGGTGCCGGACAGCCATCCGGCGATTATCAGCTGGGAACTGTTTGATGAAATTTCCGCATTACGGGAAGCCGAGCAAGCAGTCAAGGAAGAGCGAAAAAAGTGGTGCAGACAGCGCAGAAAGAACAATCCGAACATTTTCAAAGGCAGAATATTTTGCAAAGAGTGCGGCGAAAAGCTGGTTTGTCATTGGCAAAGTGATGGTTCGCTGTATTTTTACTGTAAATTCTGCCATGTTTCCATTTCCGAGAAAGACCTATGGAACGGCATCCATAAGGAACTGCACCAGCGGTTAGAAAAACATAAAAACTTGAAAAAGCTGATACAGAAGAATTCAAAAAAAAGCAACCTTGAAACAAAGAAAGTGGCATTGAACCGTAAAATTGAACAGCTGTCAGGCAACATCGTTCGTCTGGAATCGCAGAAGCGCAGCGGCTACGAGCAGTATGTTCTTGGAAAAATTTCAAAAGAAAAGTTCTTGGAATTGAAGCAGGATGCAGAGAATGAAATTGAGGCATTCAGAAAGACAAAAGCTGAAAACGAGAAAGAACTGGTCGTTGTTCAAGAAGAATTGCAGCAGAAAAAGCAAATCGCAGGCAACACAGAGGCTCTTTTAACGGCAGATAATCTGCAGCAGTATGTAAAGAAAATTGAAGTGGATCACAAGAAAAATACTTACACGGAATTTGTGTTCTAACGAAAAAGGAGGACAGACAATGAAAGAAAAAATCTATGATGCCCGGACAGGAATGGAATATGCTTTGGTTGACGATTATTATCTGCCAGCCTTGAAACTGCCACGGACCCGTCCGATTGGCCGCTGGGGGATGCTGCACAAGGCGTACCTGAAACTGCGAAAACCAGCCTATTACCAGAGCTTGCTGCTGAGCGGAAAACTGGATACTGTTTTAGCAAATGTGGAAGAGCAGGCAGTGGAACGATATGAGGTTTTGATCGAGCAGCTGAGCCGGCGGGAGCACGTATCGGAAAAACTGAAAGAAGAAAATCAGATGGAGTGGGTACGCCGTATGAGAAATCTGGAAAATCGTGCAGCAGAAATTGTAAAGGCAGAATTGATCTATACGTTTGAAGGACGGTGAACAGCAGATGATTGGAACCTACTACAGACTTTCCCTTGCGGACGAAGATGTGGGTGCGGATAAGGCAGAAAGCAACAGCATTCAGGGCCAACGCGGACTGGTAGAGGGGTACATCATGGCCCGCCCCGAACTGGCAACAGAGCTGCGGGAGTACGTGGACGATGGCTATTCCGGCACATCTACAAGCCGCCCTGCGTTCCAGCGGCTGATTCAGGACGCACAGGATGGCAAGGTGAAAACAATTATCGTAAAGGACTTTTCCCGGTTTGCCCGTGACTACATCGAGGCAGGCGATTATATGGAGCGCATTTTTCCATTGCTGGGCGTTCGATTCATCTCTGTCAACGATGGGTATGACAGTGGAATGCAGGCCGGGAACGATGTACGCGGACTGGAAGTAGCCATTAAGAACATCATCAACGCATCCTACAGCCGGGATCTTTCTGCCAAAATCGCGGCAGCAGACCATGTGATGCAGAAAAAAGGAATGTATCTCGGAGGATACCGTCCATTTGGATTCCTGTCGGACCCGAACGACTGTCATAAGCTAATCCTCGACCCGGTAGCCAGTCGATATGTGCGGTTGATTTTTGAACTGGCATTGCAGGGCAACAGAACAGGCACCATCGCAAAAATCCTGAATGAAAAGCAGATCCCGACCCCGGCAGCGTATCATGTGGCGGAAAACCATGTGTACAGTGAGCAGAAAGCATGGGATCTGCAGCGCAGCCATTGGACAAGTGGAACGGTTTACCATGTTCTGAAAAATGAGAAGTATAAGGGAACTTATGTGGGCGCGAAATTCATTATGCCGGTTCCCTGTAAGCATCGGGTTCTACGCGCTCCTTTGGAACAGCAGGTACGTATTGAGGACAGCCATGCCGCCATTGTGACCCCGGAGGAATTTGAACAGGCACAAATGGTCATCGTGCTGCAGCATGGAAAACACCAGGCCGGGAACTACACAAAGCACCAGTATCCCTTGAAAGGCAAGGTCTACTGCGGCTACTGCCAGAAACTGATGAAATATCGTGTTCTCAAGAAGCTTGGCCCCTCGTTTAACTGCAGATTCTCAGCCACAGCGGTGGACAGTCCCTGCAAGCGAATCCCGATCTCTGAGGAATTGCTGGAAGAGATTGTCCGAAACGCACTGACAGTGCAGATAAAGCAGGCGGAGCATGTACTGGAAATCCTGCACGAACGGGAACGCAAAGCGTTGATTTGCTTTTCCGCACTGGAACGGCAGGAAGAAAAGCTGAGTGCAGAAAAGGCAGAGATCGTAAAACAGCGCGTTGCACTGTATGAGCAGTATGCCGACGGAAATATAAGCAAGGAAGAATTCGTCCGGCAGAGAGACGCCTACAGAGCGCAAGAAGATGAAAAGATGGAGCAGATTCAAAGGCTGCGTACCGAGAAAAATCAAGCTTTCCAGCCTGTGAAGAGGGACACCGATCATTTGCAGACTGTCATAAGTACTGTAGAAGAAGCAGGCGATGTGATGCACTTATCGCAGAATGTGGTAGAAACCTTTATTGACCGCATCGAGGTTTTCAACGATGAGCGCGTGAAAATTCATTTTACATTTGAGGACACATTGAACAGCTATGAGGAAAAGTGATTGCAGCGACTTTTTGAACTAAGGTATATAGCGAGTTTTAGCATTTAAAAACGGAGGCCCACATAAACCACAGACAGCACCCAGGAGAATTCGAGGGTGCGTCTGCAGCTTATGCGGGCCGTTTTATTTTGTGCTTTTTACTGCGAAATAATGTTAAACTCCAAGGCTGACAAGAGTGGCCTTTAACTCTTTTGCCATGCGAATAATGACAGTCTGTTCAGTTTCATTACAGTCCAGCAGCAAGCGGTGAAATTCGGAGTTTGCAGAGGAAGAAGAATGTTCAAGACAGTCGAGCAAAAGCTCATCCGCGGAAACGGATAAGGTGTTGGCAATTTCGACAAGAACAGAAATGCTAGGGATTTTTGTTCCATTTTCGATACGGACAATGTGTTCACGGCTACAGTTGATTTTTGCGGCGAGGGCTTCCTGCGACAGATTTGATTTTGAACGGTAGAAGCTGATTCGTTTTCCAAGAGAAGTACAATTTACGGACATATAGTGATCTTCCTTTCAAATGCCCGCATAAGATACTTTAATTATTTGACTTATGGAGAAATGAATCAAGAGGAACCAAAGAGGCAATCTGCATAGAAGTCAGAATTTTTGTCTTTCCCTTCTAGCGGAGATGGCTTCTGAGGCTAAAATGTGACCCAGCAGGTCACATTTTAGGGAACAAGTGACCTGCTGGGTCACAGAAAAAATCATCTGATAAGCGTATAATAAAAGCATGAAATCAAGCTGCGAAAATAAAGTGGGGAAAACGAAATGGAACGGTTGCTGACACTGTATAGCGAAGTTCAGTCAACGGATGTACGGTGGCTGTGGTATCCCTTTATTGCAATCGGGAAAATCACACTTCTGCAGGGTGATCCCGGCGATGGAAAATCTACCATGATGATGAATCTGATTGCAGAACTTTCAACAGGAGGTAAGACCCCGGATGGCTGTAAGATCGGCGTGCCGCAAAAAGTGATTTATCAGTGCTCCGAGGATGGCGTTTCGGATACGATAAAGCCCCGATTGGAACGCTGCGGGGCAGACTGCAGGAAGATTGCTTTCATCAATGAAGAGTTTTATAACGGCCTCACGTTGGACGATGAGCGCATCCGTCAGGCAATCATTGAATTTCGGCCTCGATTGGTCGTGATTGATCCGATTCAGGCTTATCTTGGCAGCGATTCGGATTTGCAAATCGCAGGCAGAGCGCGGAAACTCATGCGCCGCCTTGGAATGTGGGCTGCTGGTTACGACTGCGCTATCGTTCTGATTGGACACCTCAACAAAAAAGAAGGCTCCAAAGGGTTGTACCGCAGTCTTGGCAGTATTGATGTTGTGGCAGCAGCACGAAGCGTCCTGCAGGTGGAGCGAGATACCGAGAATCCTGATATAAGAATCGTACATCAAATCAAAAACAGTCTTGCGCCTACGGCAGAAGATATCCGCTTTTCCATTTCTGCCGACAAGGGCTTTCGATGGCTGGAATGCAGGCCACAGCTTTTTGAAAAACAACAGCCGGACGCCGAACCTAAATTTGATACAGAGCAACAGAAAGCTGCCTACTGGATCAAGCATTTTCTTGAAAAAGGTGATATGAGCGCGAATGAAATTTATTGCCGTCTGGACAATGAGGGGGTCAGCAAACGAGTTGCACGGATGGTAAAAACAGAAATGGGAATCCACTGCTATCAGAAAAAGCGGAAATGGTATTGGAGCGTTCAGCCGGAAGAAGGTGCTATGAATGGATCGCAAGTATAAGGTTGGCGGCTATGTGAAACTTGCAAAACTGTGGGAACGCTCTAAGGATGCAGCAGTGGCCTATCACAGTTCCTACTATGCTGAAAAGTTCAGGGATGATGCGGATAGAAGGCTGGTTGGTGTCTATATTGACATCACAGGGAATAAGGAAATTTATAAACGCCCGGAAATGGTGCATCTGCTCAAAGATTGCAAAAATGGTTCCGTAAATCTGATTTTCTCGCAGACAAGGGCCTATATTGCAGCAAATACCTGTGATTTCTGTTTTCTGTTGAAATATCTGTTTGACTTGCCGATGCGAGTGGACATTGTTACAGACGATGATGACCAGAGAATCGACACCATTCTTGACTTTGATAACCAGCGGCAGAGCCTGAAAGATTTGGCTGAAAAATATACATCGATCCGAAGGAAAGATTATCTTGAGTGGAGAATCCGACTGGAACATGAAATGACAAAGGCTGAAGAAAAATGAACGTGGAAGGACAGTATAATCCAAAAGACGTAGAGTGTATTTCGGTAGAAAACCTTGAAGTGCTGCCGAGTGGAGCGGATTGGCAGAGCCGACATCTGGAATCTGAAAGGCGAAAAGCAGAGATTCGTGACAGAATCCATAAGCAGGCAGAACAGGGCCAGAAAACGGCAAAAGACTACTTTCGTCCGGCGAAACCGACACCGTCGATTTACGACAGCGACCTGAAGCGTGTAGCCGTTTATGCCCGTGTCAGCACTTCCAGCGAAGAACAGATTTCTTCCATTGAAAACCAGACTCTATATTACACCAAAAAGATTGCAGAAACGGAAAACTGGAATTTGCAGGATATTTACAGCGATGAAGGAAAATCGGGTACTTCACTGCGGAAACGGGATGCGTTTAAGCGCATGATGCGGGATGCCAAAGACCAGAAGATGGATTTGATTATCTGTGCCAGCATTTCACGTTTTGCCCGGAATTTTTCGGATTGCATGACACAGATCGCAGCTTTGAAAACTATGCATCCTGCACATCCCATCGGTGTGTACTTTGAAACAGAGAATATCTACACGCTGAATCCAAGTAGCCAATACAGCCTTGACATTCAGGCGCTTCTGGCGGACTGGGAATCGGGCAATAAGAGCCGCCGCATGATCCTTTCGTATGACCAGCGCATTATGACAGGCCAGTACCCGGTGGCCGACCTGATGGGGTATCGGCATACCAAAGATGGACAGTTGGTAATTGAGCCGGAAGAAGCAAAGACGGTGCGTTTTATCTTTCTGGCGTTTATCTATGGTTATAACTGCGATCAAATTGCGGCAGTGCTGACGCAGAAGAAGCGTAGCACCCTGCGTGGCAAGCAGGAGTGGAATGGCATGATGGTGGCAAACATCATGAAAAATGAACGCCGCTGGGGTGATCTGGAAGCCCGGAAGAGCATCGTGGTGGACTACAAGCTGGGCAAGGTTACAAAGAATAATGGGAATCGCTGCTCTGCCTATGTTCCGGAACACCATGAAGCAATCGTTTCGCCGGAAATTGCACGGGCTGCACATCTGGTGGCATCCAGCAGGAAGAAGTGCGGTGTGCAGGATATTGTGGTGATCCAGCAGGGAACATTGAAAGGCTTTGTTGGCATCCATCCGAATTGGAGCGGCATCAGTGTTGAAAGCATCCGCAGCCTTTGCCTGAGCACCTATCTGCCGGAAGAGGTGATGAAACTGAACGATATAGCAGAGATGAGGGCTGGGGCAACACTGGGAACGGCACTTCAATCTGAATATATGACGGTTTCAGGTGCTTGCTTTATCAACCAGGGCAGCCCGGTTATGACGATTTCTAAAAATGGAATCCGTTTCAGCAAGGCCTGCCATAGCCGGTTGGACAACTGCGAATATGTGGAACTGCTCTATCATCCGATTCTGCAGGTCGTGATTTTGCGAAAGAGCGATCATGGCTCTTCAACGACGATGCGCTGGAGAGATGACAATGACGTTCATAGTGCTTTTTCAGCCAGAGCATTTTCTGGACTGGTCTTCCAAACATTGAACTGGAGAAGGAATTGCCGCTATCAGTGCCGTGGTATCTGCCGGGGTCAGGGAAACGCAAAATTTCTGATTTTTGAATTAGATGAGTCCCGGATTTTGACTGGGAAAAATCAGTATGAACAAGAAAATTGTTCGATGAATCTGAAATGCCGGTTATATCGGAGTAAATGGGTTAAGAGCATTACAGTTAGTGATGTGATGGAATCTGGCCAAGTCGTAGAAAATCCCATGATTGGTGCAATTCCGAGCAGAAATGAAGTTCAACGTGAACTGGATGATCTTTTGATGTCGATGTAGGAGGAACTTATAGAATGGAAGAAAAAAGCAGAACGCAGGAACTGAGCGTTCGGGAAATCTCCTTGATTCGTGAACTTGCACAGATACGGAAAGAACATAAAAGAGAACTGGAGTACGAAAAGTTCGATGGCTATGAACTTCCGCCGCGCACCCAGTTTTCCATGCTGAATAAACCTGCAGTGAGCATAAAATATGGTGTTATGAAATTTAATATGGCGTGCATTCGGCTTTTTGAAGGAATCAAGTATGTCCTTCCGATTTTGCACCCCAATAAGAAGAGGCTTGCGTTGATTATGTGCCCGGAAGAGGACAGTGCATCTGTTGAATGGGCAAGACAGAAGGACGAAAACTGGGTGAATAAGGATATTACATCATTGGAATTTGTGGAAAATATCTTCAGGCTCATGAACTGGAATCGGGAATGCCGTTATAAAGTGCTTGGACGGGTGGCTAATTCAGATCAGGGTCTTTGTATGTTGTTTGATTTGGAAGAAGCAATCATGTTCACCCCGAAGCCACAGGAATATACAGATCCGCTTACTGGTGAAATGAAGAAAAAGCAGATGAAATTCTTCCCGGATGCCTATAAGAACCGTATCGGAAAATCTTATAATGACTATATTGCAGACCATCAGATGAACATGTTTGAGGATTTTATTGGATATCAGGGGTCAGCAGTATTGGATGAGCCAGTACGGGAGGAAGATTCATTTTCAAAAGAGCCGATGTCCCAAGAAAGCGAAATCTCTGAAAATATATTACTGCCGGATTTAGCAAAACAGTCTGAAAGTATAGAACAGCAGAGCGGTGAGATTGCTGAGAGAGGAATGCCAACATGAGTTCTGAGCGAATTATGAATTTGCTGGTGACGATTCCGGCGGAAAGTCGGAGAATGAATGTGGGGAAAGATGTTATCCGTATTCTTGGAAGTCCGGCCTATATCTGCATTTTGCAGAGGAAAGATCGGCAGTCTATTGCAATTACGCCATGTGCTGCCGAACATCCAATGTCCTTTAAGGTCCCGGACAGGCTGCTGACCGACGGACAGTGCCGGATGATGATTAACGGAATACAGTTCATTCAGGCGTTGCTGGAGGCAAATGGTCTGGCAGCAGGAAAAGACCATCAGTTTAAAGGACGGTATGATGCCGAGAAAAATGCAGTTATCATTTCGCTTGAAAAAGATGAACAAAGTGCCCTCTCGCCTCAAAAGTGTACAACTTGACATCACGTCCACTTGGTCGTATAATACGTCCAAATGGACGTGATGAAGGGAGCCGATATTATGCGTGCCGGAATTTTAGATGGCTTTCAAACGATAATTCCAACAGCGGCAGCCGTCTTATTGAAAAAACGACAAATGTTAAGGATGACGCAACAAGAGATTGCTGATCGCGCAAAAATAACGTTGCGTCAATATCAAAGGTTGGAATCTGGGAAAGAAGTATTTTGACCTGTTCTTTTGGCTTGGCGTGTCGAGTAATTGAAGCTCTTGATATGGATGTTTCTAAATTCTATCATGGTGACTATTACCTTGAAGAAGAAGTGAAGACAATGAGAGGCAAAGGGATTGCCAGCAGAAAAAAGTCATCGATTTAAAGGACGGCATGATGCCAAGAAAGAGCAATATGGACAAATCTATGTTGAAAAGTTTACATCTGCCAGCTTGATATGCAAGGCGTTTTATGGTAAGATGAAAGCATAATAGGGAGATTATGAAGCTCGGAGAGAGGCGGTGAGGCCGATGGAAGATAACAGGATGGTTAGTTTCTCACTGGGAGGAATGGCCTTTGAATACGATGATAATAAAAATCAGATAAATATTAAAAAACACGGAATTTCATTTAAGAGTGCAGCGCGTATCTTCTTTGACTATGACCGAATCGAGTTCTATGATGAGGATCATAGCTATGACGAAGATCGATATAACACCATAGGCGATACTTCTGCTGGACGGATTTCTCAAAAAGCAGAGGGTGCATTGATTGGCAATATAGACCAGTTCATCGGAAAGGTGAATGAAATACTATTTGTTGTATATACTGAACGAGTAAGAATTGAAGAAAGCGGTACAAAAACAGATGTGACAAGATTGATTTCGGCACGAATGGCTACCGAATTTGAAAGGGGGCTTTATTATGGTAAAAACGAGTGAAATGTCTATGGAACTGAAACAGGAACTTGCATTTACAAAAGAAGAACTCGCGGAACTGGAAGCGGCAAAGAAAATGCCAATCACGTTTGATGCGGATTGCCCTGAAACCACACCTGAGCGGGCGGTTAAATTTAGAAGAGTTAATCCGCCGCGTAACAGAATGGATGCCCATGGGGCATAATCATAATCAAGAAAAGAACATATAGAGTGTAGGTAAGCCCTACAAGGCTCAGATCGGTTCGGAACCGACTGAAACCCTTGTAGGGCTTATTTTTTTGTAAATTTTTTTGTTCCTTACTTGACAACCGCATAGGATTAACCAAGAAAAACTACGATAACTAAAGGGTTTTGACGGCTTGAGTTGTCCTTCAAAAGTTTTATTTGTTAAAAAACTGCAAGAAGCGGGAAATCCTGAGGGTTATATGTAGGTGGCTTTTGGAAGCTCTGTTTTGACCCACAAAAAGGAGCAGCAAATAAAGATTGAAGGAGAGTTCAAGCCTACGGTGGATTGCCTTTGTGCGACCCGCCGTAGGTTTGTTTTTATCCATAAGGGAATAGATGCAACATTAGCGATAAAAATGTGAGGATGGAATAGAGGAATGGCCTGCATGAACTGACAGCTAAAGTTCTGAAAAATCAGGATAAGGCGATTGTTGTTGACCTCTGGACACTGTATTTCTTTGTAAAAGTTCAGGCACAAGAAGTGATGAGTCACTTCAAAACGATTTATATCACATATGATACCGTTTCCATGGCGTTACAAGAAATAAATCAGGTGAACGATGACGATATAAGAAGAGTACTGATTCATTTGCAGCGAGAAGGCAATGTTAAATTGTTGTCGCCCACATTGGAACAGCAGTTGACGGTTCGGAATCCCAGCTATAATTTCATGGAAGTTCATAGTGCATGTCTTCTGGCGCAGGAGCTTAACTGTCCGGCGTTTGTAGGGGAATTTAGATTTGAAATTCCTGAACAGCTTCGGTCTAAAGTTATTAGACCAGACAACCTGAAAGAAGTTATGGATTGCGTCATGGATAAGAAGTTGCTGGAAGCGGAGTAATCTCCTGTGTCCATCGGCGCAGCCGCAGAGCAGGGTAACTAATCAACCCACACAATCAACCATCCTTCTCAACACCCTATGTCCATCATCTTCCTGATAACTTACCTCGTTTCGCCACTTGACTTGGATAATAACGAGATGAACAGGGAACGAGGAGGAGAGCCGCGAAAAAGATATGATGATAAAACACGAAAGAACGATAACAGACGACTTAGTCGACAAATGGCGTGAAGCCCTCGCCACTCCAGTTGCTCGAAAAAGAATAAAAGACGGTAAGCGCTCAATAAAACCGTGGTTAGACTTTAGTCATCATCCTCAACGCCACTCCAACCTATGAAGATTTCTTCTGCCTCCTCTAATTTTGACCAATCAAGGTATTGCCCGCATCGATGGCAGTACCCTTGGTATTCTCGCTCTATGCAGACATCGCACCTTGGACAGACGGAGAAAATGTTTTCATCTCGATAGATGCGTACTGCGGTTACAGTTTTGGGTAGACGGTATGTAGGGGAGAGCAACAGATCAAGGACGATGTGGGCAAGAGTTGGTTTTGTTGGACACTCCATCCATTCCTCATCGTCAAAATCTGAATCATCCTCTTGTGGGTCAGCATCAATCGCATGCAGATAAGTGCTGATTTTCGAGGAAATAGTTTTAAGGATAGCAGATTTCTTGAGCAATGCTTTCATTATAATCACCTCTGTATTTAAGCATAGATGATTATTTGACGGCGGTGTTGTATATTTGCTTGCTATCCTTGAAAAACACTAGTTTTTAGTATAATATTAAGCTGTGGGAAATCTCTCACAGCTTTGCCGCTCGAAACTTTGTACACCTCTACGTGGTGGGCGGCAGGCAACACAGCATGGGTGCTGTGGCTAAGATGCAGAGAATAATAGGTTTAGACCAGTCGAGCTGGGGCCGCTGAATTTGTTTGCCATAGTTTTAGTGTTCATAGTCTGTGTACTGTCTTGCCCTTTTCAGAGATACCTAACAAGTGTCGCCGTCAAATACAAGGAGGAAAAGTCTATGAAAGCTAAAATGATAAAAGTTTCTGCCGCAGTTACCGCCGATGTTCTGTTTATTTTACAGGCTGTGGGCACTAATCTTTTGGCAACAGCTCTGCTGGTCTAAGCCTATTGCTAATTGATAGTGTTGCAGCTGAAATGTGAGTTCTTTTAGCTATGGAAAAAGGAGAAAGAATATGAATAGGTTCTATCAGATTTTAAACTGGATTTCTACGGGTTGTAATACTGCAAGTCGTCCGAGTCTGTTAAAACACTTCTCAGGGGAGCTGATTGACGAGTGTCTTGATAATGGATATCTTGTTGAAATCCGAAGAAATGCTTTTAATGAGCCGGTGTATGCGATTACAAATGCGGGCAGAGAAAAGCGTGATGAGCGTTAAAAGCGACTAGCTCGCAGAGTTGCTATCTCATTCCCACAGTGCTACACTAACATCAAATCTTACATAATCTTATCGGAGACATCATCCTATGGCCAGAACCAAAGGTAGCAAGAACCGCATTGCCGCATCTACTGACTTCGATGCTCAGATCTCAAAATTGCAGAAAGACAAGGCGATGCTCGAAGAAGGTTTTTCCAAGACTGTCGCCCACATTGAAGAGCTGAAGACCGACATCAAGTCTCTGCGTGAAAGTTTAAAGCCGCAGAAAGCGGAGATCAAGCAGACCGAAAAAGAAATCGCAAAGCTGGAGGCCAAGAAGGCTGCCGCCGAAGCGAAGGCCGCTGAAAAAGCAAAGAAAACTGAAGCCGAGAGTGTGGTTAAGAAGCTACTTGCAAGCGGCGTGAGTGCAGACGAGATACTCGAAAAACTGAAATAATTTTTTTAAACCTCAGACCGTGTGGATGTGGTTACAAAATCTCATCCACGCGGTTTTATAATAGAACGATTGTTTTATATCAAACAATAATATGCCTGTTTTTATTCCATAGTCCAAAATCACTTCCGGTGAAATTTCAGCAAAAGAGGTAGCAGGGGAGAGCACAGGCAAAGTAGGGACTGAGCAAATAAACAGCAACGAACATCACAGACAAGAAGTAATCAAGTCTGTCAGCTCGTCAAAAAAACCTCAGTCACTTCAAAAGTACTCTTCAAAAATCAGAGGCAACCCATCGTCCAAGCCCGTCCATCAATGCACCAATCAAACTATCATCCACCCCCTCATCACCCCCCACCCTGAGGAGCGCATCTGGGCAGGGCGAACGCCCCGGGCCCCGGACGCTCCGAAGATCAAGCACAACGGGATGAAACGATTTTACATGGTTGACATGGGGGTGAAAAATGTGATACTATCATTTTATCAAAAAAAGTGCGAATCCCTCTCGCTCGCGAAGGAAAAATCTCTCTCGCAATGAGGAATCAAACGATGCAACGAACAAAAATGAACTTTGCCGAAGGCTGGCAGACACGAGGGACTTAAAATCCCTTTCTGGAGACAGAGTACGGGTTCGCCCCCGCCGAAAGTATTAAAACCCCAGAATTATTCTCTGATTCGAATGATTCTGGGGTTTTCTTTTTGTTCTATTTTCTGGAAGCGTTGGAGGGACGAGAGATTTTTTGACGAAAAAGAGAAGTTCCTCGTGCACAACTAAAATCCATGACATAACTTGGCACATTGCAGAGAGATCGAAACTGTCTTTTTGTTTACTGTGCAGCAGCCTTTGTATGACACTGCCGCACCCGGCGTTCCAGCGCCTTATAAAGCCAGCTCAGGCAGAGCGTGAGCAAAAATACGGTCAGGGTCCAGACCACGGGCTGCACTGTAAGGCTAAACTTGTCCGCAGTCCACTCCATATACCGGATCAGTACCTGATGGATCAGAAAGCCGAAAGGGGAGAGCTGTGCCGGCCACAAAAACGGCTTTGCGGATAGCAGCCGGGAAATGAACCCTTTGCCCATGGCGAGCAGCCAGACTAGCAGCACCGCAGAGGGAGTGAACAGCACATTGTACCGGAAGGCCACTGCGCCCAGACCCCCCGCCTGCTTGGCAGCAATGAAAAGGCAGCCGCCCGCAAGCAGTACAGCGCCCAGTTCTAATAGGGAGAAAGCACTGCGCGGTAGTGTGCTCTCCTGTTTGCGGCTGTGGTAAAGACAGCCCGCGCAGCAGCTGATGGTAAAATCGCCTGCCCGGAACAGCGGACACAGATAGGTCAGGTAGAATGCGGCCTTTCCGCTGAGCCCGGCTTTCCAGACCGCAAGGGAGAAAAGGCACTGTACGCAGAAAATTGCTGCGGCAATGCAGCGCAGTTTGCGGGCATCGGTCTTTTTCAGCACGGCGAGAAGCGTGGGAAAGATGGCATACAGAAAAGCCTGCACCGAAAGATACCAAGCCACTCCATTCAGGCAGAACCAGAAACGGCTGGACGGGATCCATGTTTGCAACAGGAAAATGCTTACCGCAAGCTGCGCCGCACAGGAGAGAACCCCGCGGGCAGAGGGCTGCGCCAGAAGCCCCTTCAGTACAAATAACAGGGCGGCAGCCATCATAATAAGGTGCAGCGGATACAGCCGGCGTATTTTTTTAAAGGAGAAAGCTATGGCAGACTGCAGCCCCGGTGCTGTGCGAGGGCGGTCGTAATAGTTGCAGACCATCAGAAAACCGGACAGCGCCACAAATACTGAAATCGCCCACGGACCCAGCCACGGCGCCCCGCAATGGGAGATGACCACGCACAAAAATGCGACTGCCCGCAGTCCTTGTAAAGATGAGATCAGTTTTTTGTCTGTCACGGTATCCTCCGTTCTGCCGCAAAGCGCGGCAGCTGTGTTTTTCTAATGAGTATAAAAAAGGCGGCGCGTCCTGTCAAGGATGCGCCGCCTTTTTTGCGTGGCAGAGTACGATTTTTGGGCGTCATAAATTCTTAACCTGGGAGATGAGAATTTCTCTGGAATTATAAGAACGTGGTTACATATTTTCAGATTTGAAAAAATGTGGAAAAAGTGTAGGGAATGCATCCCATTCATACACTAATCTAACACTGAAATGTAAAATAAAAATGACGCAAAGTATACAAAAACTACAAGAAGCGGGTAATAAAACGGATGACTGATTTTTAACGAATTTTTTCGATTTCAGAGCGGAGCCAGTCAATGCTGCGGTCTGTATATACACGTTCTGTAAGGTCTGCAATTTGGTGGCCGATAATGCGTTTGATGGCGTACTCATCGACGTTGGCGCGCTTGGCCATGGTGACAAACGTTTTGCGGCAGTCGTGTGTATGATGCCGTGGGTCAAGGGCAAGGCGGTTAATGATGACTTTGAACTGGCGGGCGTATAATTCGTAGTAAATAAAACTGAAGTCGCCTTCTACGAAGGTTTGAATGCTGAACAGCCGTGGAGATTTGAGCCTTTCGGCTTCGCGGTAGTGCTTCTCAACGAGTGGGTAGATGAGGTGGTGGATGGGGACGACGCGGTCTTTTCCGGCGTCAGTTTTTGAACCGCCTCGGAAGGTTTGCGCCTCAAGATCCACTTTGCATAGCTCGAGTTTTATGAGCTCGGAGGCTCGCCAGCCGGAGTAGCATTGGATCAGAATGAGATCTATATAGATATTTGTTCCGGCAGCGCCCCACAGGATCTCCAATTCCCGATCCGAGAAACTGAAGTGCGGATATTTCTCGGTTGCCTTTTCTTCGGCAGACGGTTCGGGGAGGTTGAACATTCGCGCATAGTTCTTATCGGTCATTTCGTACTCGACGGCGTAATCGAACATCAGGTTGAAGATCTTTTTCAGGGTCAATTGAATGTGATGGGTCGTATGGTGCGTTATACCGCGCCGGTCGACAAAGGTGCCGTTCAGCAGAGCGTTCTTGATATGAGGGATACGAACAGTGCGTACCGGTATATCGTACAAGTCGTTTGCGTACTTCCATGCGCTATTGGTGGACGTGATATTTCCACTGCATACTTTTTTGGTGTACTCGTCGATCCAGCGCTCGTAAAGCTCTTGCATGGTGAGGATCTGCGTCAGGTCATAGGGGCATTTGTTATATTCCATGAGGGCTTTATAGGCGTCGTTATAGGTTTTGAAATAGGCGACGGGCTGAAGAAGTTTAGCAACGGGCTTTCCCTCTGGGTTGACTCCTACGGTGACCATCACACGAAAAGGCTTACGAAGATTGCGCCCGCGCAGCTCGGTGATCTGACCGAAACCGTTTGGAAGCCTGGCATGACGCCTACGGGTCTTACGAACTGTACTAACGGAACCGGGACGGATCGGAAAGCCGCAATGAGGGCACACGGTCGCTTTGTCGCTAACCTGCATTTCACATTCTGGACAGGGTTTTAGCATAAGAACCTCCTTTGATATTTTAGGGAATTGAATATTCAAAATAAAAAGCTCGGATGACCGGGTTTTTTTCTTTTGCGAGCCATTTTAGGTTAAACGATTCACACAGGCTTGTCAATGCTGTGCCGCAAACTAAATAAAATCTGCATTATATTTACTCCGGTGATGCGTCCAAACTCAGTCGTATCTACGATGAACACATTGAGATCAAGGTGTTCACTGGCAAGAGTTCCCTGCGGAGAAAACTCTCAAAATGCAATGATATTCCGGTAGCCCCCGTCAGCTCCGGTTTACCAATGAAGGGAGAAAAAATGGTAAACGTCGATCACGTCCAAAGCGAGAATGCGCTGAGAGTTTTGATCATGCGCAATCTCAACAAGGAGATTCATCCCTATACTAAACCGTCCATCGACTTCATCTACAAGATTTTGGAGGATGCTTACAACAGTGACCTCCGTTATGATGTGGATGATATGCGCAACAGTATCCTTGGTTTTGCAGCATCCAGCACGAATCAGGCAGATGCGTGCCTGAAGATCGTGTCGAAGATGCACTTTAAGTCCAAGGAACTCCCGGCAGTGCCTGTTCTTGAAACGCCTATCGTATTCTTTGACTGCGAGGTGTTTCCGAATCTGCTGCTGGTCAACTGGAAGTTTCAGGGCAGCGACAAGTCGATGGTTCATCGCATGATCAACCCCAGTGCAGATGATATTGCAATGCTCGCACAGTATCGTCTGATTGGCTTCAACAACCGCAAGTACGACAACCATATCCTTTATGCCCGCATGATCGGGTGGTCGATTGAGGCAATCTACAATCTGTCTCAGCAGATCATCAACGAACATACGGGCTTTTTCGGCGAGGCGTATAACTTCTCCTACACGGATATTTACGACTTCAGCGCAAAAAAGCAGGGCCTGAAGAAATTTGAAATCGAGCTGGGCATCCACCATCAGGAGCTCGGGCTTCCTTGGGATCAGCCAGTGCCGGAAGAGAAGTGGGAGCAGGTTGCAGAATACTGCGACAACGATGTCATTGCGACAGAAGCCGTATTTGACGCGCGGCAGGCAGATTTTATTGCGCGTGAGATTCTGGCAGACATTGCCGGCATGACTGTCAACGACACTACCAACAGCCTGACGACCCGCATTATATTTGGCAAGGAAAAACATCCTCGGCTGGTGTATACGGATCTGGCTACCGGCAAGTCCGATGATATTGTGGAGGTTGAGCCTGATATTCTGACCGATACGAACATCATCAACGCTTTCCCGGGTTACGAGTGGGTCAGGGGCGAAGACGGCCGGATGCACAATATGTTCCGTGGTACGGATCTGGGTCTGGGCGGTTACGTCTATGCCGAACCCAACATGTATTACAATGTGGCGTTGCTGGATGTGGCATCTCTGCACCCGCATTCGGCTGTGGCCCTGAACTACTTCGGCGAGTACACCAAGAACTTCAACGATCTGATGGCGGTTCGTATCTATGTCAAGCACAAGGAGTACGACAAGGCAAAGCAGCTCTTTAACGGCAAGCTGGCTAAGTATCTGGACGACCCCAAGCAGGCAAAAGCCTTGTCGCAGGCTCTGAAAATCGCCATCAACTCGGTGTACGGTCTGACCAGCGCAACTTTTGATAACCCGTTCCGTAATCCGAAGAACGCGAACAACATTGTCGCCCTGCGCGGCGCTTTGTTTATGCGCACTCTGCAGGATGAGGTGCAGCAGCGTGGCTTTAAGGTGGCGCACATAAAGACAGATTCGATCAAGATCCCCGATGCGACCCCGGAGATCATCGACTTCTGTATGAAATTCGCTGAAAAATACGGCTACACCTTCGAGCACGAGGCCACATACGAGAAAATGTGCCTTGTGAACGACGCTGTGTACATTGCCCGGTACATGGATGCAGACCAGTGTCAGGCGCAGTATGGTTATGTGCCGGAAAAGAACGGGGAGCACAGTAGGGAATGGACGGCAACAGGCACACAGTTCCAGATTCCGTATGTGTTCAAAACGCTTTTCTCGCATGATCCGGTGGTATTTACCGATCTCTGCCAGACAAAGACAGTTTCCAAGGGTGCCATCTATCTGGATAAGAACGAGAACCTGATGGAAGGCAAGCACAATTATATTTTCGTCGGTCGCGTCGGTCAGTTCTGTCCCATTAAACCCGGATGCGGCGGCGCTTTGCTGGTGCGAGAGTCCGGTGTCGATAAGGACGGGCAAAAGAAATATGATGCAGTGACCGGGACGAAGGATAAGAAAACGGGCAAGCCGTACCGCTGGCTGGAAAGCGAGATGGTATACGAACTCAAAATGGAAGACGACATAGACCGCTCTTACTTTGACAAGATGGTGGATGAAGCAGCCGACACCATTGCAAAATACGGCGATCTGGAGTGGTTTGTGGCGGATGATGCCGGAGAACCGCCATGGCAGAAGCCTGATTTGCCGTGGGGTGATATTCAGGACGAAGCTGCAAGAAATTATGAGGTGAGATAAATGACGACTTTGTACGATGCGAAAAACAATAAAATTGGCATCATCGACTCTTTCGATGTGCTAAATGGTAATCTCCTTGAGATTGTTCTTATCAATGGGTACACGATGCATTTTGCTCCGGGCGACATCATTCGGGATGACCCGTATGGCTGGCATATTCGCTACGGTAGCTACGAAAAAGTTCCTTGCAAACGTTCTCGTCAGTCCACTGAACGTGCCGAGAAGAATGATATTGTGAAGTTCGGCATGTGCAGTGTCAGCATCCGCAAAGTTATCTTCAACGATCCGGCAACGATCGTCCTGTGGTCTGACGGCACGAAGACCGTGGTAAAGTGCGGCCCGGAAGATAGTTTCGACATGGAAAAAGGACTTGCTATGGCCATTGTCAAGAAGATGGCAGGCAATGATAACCGGTTCCATAAGGTTTTCAAGCAGTACGCTAAGAAGAAAAAGAAGGAACCTGGCTCTATTGGTTCGATCTCGGACATTATGGCCGATCTGAATCAGGCTGCGGCCATCGCAACCAAGACCGTACACGAACTCGCCCACATGGCTGCCGCAAAGGCTGAACGAGGCGAGTGAAGATGAAATGTCCATTTCAGAAGTACGAGAGCGAGTATTCGGCACATGAAAAAGGTCAGTTTATGGACTGCTATGAACAAGGATGCATGGCATATCGGGCTGAAGCAAAAGATTCCGACGAAGGAGTCCGAGTCAAGGCTGGCTGCCGGTTGATTGACGAATACGTTAAGCACTCTACGCCGTTCAATAACTACAACGCATTATAAATAAGGTAAGGAGATTTGATATTTATGTTCCAGAAGCGTCAGAAAGTCAATATTGACGATACCCGTTTTATTTACCAGACCAATTTCTCGGGTGACCCTGCCCGTGACCGTTTCGGCTCTGACAAGCGCCGTGTCAACGTCGTGATTCCTACGGTGGAGCAGGCGCAGCAGATGATGGATATGGGCGTCAAGGTCAAGCAGACCAAGCCCAACCCGAACTACACCTATGAGGAACCGTTCGTTCCGACCTTCTATGTTCCTGTTACGGTCAACTTGGAGTCCAAGTGGCCGCCGCATGTCTACTGGATCACTCTGCAGGGCAAGCGCCTGCTGTGCACGCCTGAGACTATCGGCCAGCTGGACTTTATCCGCGTTAAGAACGTCTGCTGCCAGGCAAATCTCGTGGAGAAGCGCAATGCTCCTGGCGAGTTTACGCTGTATGCGGACGTGATGTACGTGGAGCAGGACGAGGACGCCGATCCGTACGCAGAGCGCTATACGCATCGCGATGCTGCACCCGATGCAGATATGGCTGAGCCCAACGATTTGCCGTACTAAGGAGGATATATGGAAAAACTGTTTATCAGCTGCCCGATGCGCGGTCGCTCGGATGCAGAAATCAAAGCAACGATGGAACAGATGCACAGAATCGCGGAAGCGGTTTTCGATACGGAGTTCGAGGTTATCCCGACTTATATCGAAGAGGACGCTCCCGAATGCGCAAGCCAGCGCCTGTGGTATCTGGGAGAGTCCATCAAGAAGATGGCCGATGCGGATGCCTTCATCGGTATCTATGATAGGGACAAGGAGTTCGATGGCTGCATCGTTGAGAACTACACAGCAAAGACCTATGGCGTTCCGCAGTATCTGGTTGATGTTGCCTATGTCGCACCGGATATTGCCGAGAAGCGCATGAAGCGCTTTGTCTAATTGATATTTCCGAGTGCCGAGGTTAGTCCTCGGTTGAATGTCCAGCCGGTGAGTGCCCACGTCGCAAATGGCGTTCTCAGAGGAAACGGCTCGGTTTTATATTTTGGACGCGAAATATTCGACCTCTATTACGGAGGTGATTGATATGACGATTGTTTTAGTACACGTCATGACGGTTGATAAGTACATCGGAACGGAACTATTTTCCGACATACGCGATGCGCGCAAATTCAAAGAGGAGATGCGCCATAAGTATGGTGAAAAATACAAATTCCGAGAGATGGTGAGAAACTTGAATGACAATTATGACGATCACATATTGAACTGGTATTAAGCGAGAGAGCTGTAGAGAAATCTATGGCTCTTTTATTTTGGGTCAGTAGCTTAGCTAGGTTTAAAGCCAGCAGCTCATAACTGCTTGATCGCGGGTTCAAATCCTGCCTGACCCACCATGGCGGAATGCCTATTATAAAATGTAAGGAGAAATAATTATGGACGTAAAGCAAATCGTGGACTACATGGTAGAACATGGAACCGAGAACACGCACTACGGCAATTGGAATTTTGGTCTGGAAGATGACCTTGTGTTGTTTTCTGAGATGCCCGTGGAATGGTTGCTTGAGCATAAGGACGAAATCTATGATGAACTTCTCGGACGTGAGGAAGTCGCAGAAGTCGACGAGGATGAGGAGAATGGAGTACACCTGTTCAGCATTTATTTTTACACCGGCTTTTGCCCGAATCTGGTGGATGACGAATAAGAACTTCCTTATCAACGCGAAAAATACTTGATGCTTTATGGAAGGACTAAATGTCATCCAGAAAGGAAAGATAATTATGACAAAGAAAATCAAAAGAAACTATGACAGGGGATACGTTGATGCATGCGATAAGATTCGCGTGTTTATCGAATCTCGGGCAAAGGTTATGTTTGTAGAGCATGACTACCGCACGAGTGAGAGTGCACGCGCTGCTTATCGGCAGGCAGTCGATCGGGTCCGTTGTGGGTCAATGGTTCGCGTGATTGTGTCAAAAGGCGAACTTTTCTTGATTCGGAAGGATATTTAAGACAAGAGCGAGAGCTGCAGAAAAATCTGTGGCTCTTTCTTTTTAGGAGGTACAGATATGGCAGACAAATGGCGCACTTGGAAGGTCTTTGAGCATAACGGAAAAGAACTCTTTGCCTATACGCTATTTGGCGAAGGCGAGGATGAAGAGGAAGCCACCATTGCATTGTTGGCGTACGAAAACCATTGCCGCCCGGAATCTATTCATGTGCATAAGGAAGTGAGGCGAACCAAGTGTCTGGAGTAGCACTGTATGATTACCAGCAGGATGCAGTTGACAGAATGCGAAATGGCTGCATCTTGTGCGGCGGCGTTGGCAGCGGTAAAAGTCGAACCGGGCTGGCGTATTACTACATCAAAAATGGCGGTAAGGTTAACACCAAGCGATATGTCAAGATGCGTGACCCTCCGCAGGACTTATACATCATTACGACCGCTCGTAAGCGCGATACAGCCGAGTGGGAAGAAGAAATGCTCCCGTTTATGATGACGACGGACGAAAAAGTAACCATGTATCATCATAAAGTTGTGGTTGATTCGTGGAACAATGTTCATAAGTACGTTGGCGCAAAAGGGGCGTTCTTTGTGTTCGACGAGCAGCGCGTTGTTGGAAGCGGGCAGTGGGTCAAATCGTTCCTGAAAATCACGAAAGAGAACGATTGGATTCTGCTGAGTGCAACACCCGGTGACTGCTGGACGGATTATATTCCAGTGTTCATTGCGAATGGGTTCTATAAAAATCGGACACAGTTCAATAATGAGCACGTGGTCTATAGTAGGTTTTCTAAGTTCCCCAAAATCGACAGATATTTGAATACCGGCAGGCTTGTCCGACTGCGAGACCGGATTTTGGTGGACATGGACTTTAAGCGTCCGACAATTCCGCATCACGAAACCGTGTATGTGGACTTTGACCGGCTAAAGTACAAAGATATTCATAAAACTCGCTGGAATCCATGGGAGAACAAGCCCATCGAGAACGCCAGCGAGTTTTGCTATCTGCTGCGTAAGCTGGTAAACACTGACCCTAGTAGGCAGCAAGAAGTTCTGGATATTTGCATGACCAGACCAAAGGTCATCATCTTTTACAACTTCGATTATGAACTGGATATTCTTCTGAATTTGCCCTACGACAACGGTGTAGAGGTGGCTCAGTGGAATGGACACAAGCATCAGCCGATACCTGATACAAATAAATGGGTCTATCTTGTACAGTACAACGCTGGCGCCGAGGGCTGGAACTGCATTAAGACGGACACCATTATATTTTACTCCCAGAACTACTCCTATAAGGTTATGGAGCAGGCTTCTGGACGCATAGCCAGGTTGAACACGCCGTACACAGATTTATATTTCTATCACCTGAAGAGCAGAAGCGGTATTGATCTGGCAATAGGAAGAGCCTTGAACGACAAAAAGAAATTCAATGAACGAAAATTTTATGGAGCGTGATATTTATGAAAAACACTGAAAGAGACTTGGCGTTCTATGTCGTGGACATCTTCGAGGATCTGTTGGATGAGAAGGACATTGATATTCCTTGTGCAGACAGCAGCGAGGAAGATGATAGGCGCAAAAACGAAAGCGCAGCAAGAATCTATGGCACTGAATACGGTGATCTAGTTGACCGTGTGGAGGCGTTGCTAAAGAAGGGGATGAAGAACAATGTGTAATCCGTCGAAGAAGACAATTAAGAAGATTGATCGGATGCTGGAAAGCAGGTGCAAGGAAAAGCAAGAGTTCAACAACGGTCAAAAACAGAAATTATACAAATTCAGGAAACCAACAGAGGATGGATTCCAATACGCAATGCTCCTGTATCGAGAAGGTTATTTCTTTGGGAGCAGACTGGATAAAATAGGAAATTACGAATACTTTGCAATTCTTTCGCCGGAACAGATAAAGGAGATTTGTTTATGATTAAAGACTCTGGAGACCGCACCGAATTTGAAACCGGTGCAAAGCGTGATATGCATGCAGGGAAGGGACGGATGGACCTTCTGCCCTGGTATGGCATCATGGAGGTCAGCAAGCACTGCGAGGAGGGTGCGCTGAAGTATGGTGAGCACAATGTGGATAAGGGTATCCCGCTGCATTCGCTGCTGGACAGTGCTTCTCGGCATCTGGCAAAGTACATGGTCGGTATGGACGATGAGGATCACCTTCGCGCTGCCTGCTGGAACCTGCTCTGGGCTCTTAACCAGCGCGTGACCCATCCGGAGTTGGATGATAGGTTTGCGACTGAGGTTAAGCAAGAGCCGTTGGACGAGCTCGCTGTACACACCAGATGCCTGAAGTGCGGTGACGTACATAAGTTTTACAAGCAGGCATGGGATGACGTACCGTACCTTTATGAAAGTGATATTAAAATAGCAATGTGCCCTCGCTGTCGTGAAAAGACTGCACATTTTACGATGGTGAAGGCGGAGGATAAGAAAAAGAGCCATCAACTTCTTTGTCCAAATTGCGAGGCCACGATTATTAAAGAGAATGGTCAAATTTGTGATGGCGTAGCGTGGAGAGTGGGCGTTCCCAATGAAAAAGTTGAGTTGAGATGTTCCTATTGCAACCATTCGGTGATTATTTCAATAAAAGATATTGTGGATGAAAGGATTAAAGGTAAAACTGATGAATGACTGGATGCGCGAAGTGGACTATGCGACCTACTGCCCTAAGTGCAAGAACTTCAAGGTGCTGGAGACGGACGAGCCTTGCAACGAGTGTCTTACGGAGTGTGCACGGGAGGGTAGCAAGAAGCCGGTGAAGTTTGAAGAGAAGACGCGAAAATAACAGGCTCCTTTATGAGGTAAACTCATATTTGAAAGGAGATACTTATCATGAAAAAAGCATTGAAAGTGCTCATCAAAGAGACATTTGTATGCGGTGCTCTTGGGCTGATAATCTATGAGGTTTATGACATGACTCGTGCAAAGATTAAGAAAATCGAGGATGAGTCATGGCGTGAAGCTTGGGATATTGGATACAAAAGCGGGCATACTGCCGGTCGCTTTGATGGGATGTTTAAAGCTCTCGGCAATAAGTGTATCACACGTGAAGAATTTGATGAACTGATTAAGGAAAACTGAAGAATCGAGCCGTGGAGAAATCTGCGGCTCTTTATTTTTATGATGTATAACGATAGGAGCAATTCAAATGCACGAGATTCAGGAAAAAGCCACGACCCATAAGGTCTTCATGAAAATCATCCGCCCTTGGCCCGGACGAAGCGGATATTTAGAAAAGTTCTCTGATTTAACCTCGAACGGCATGGCAAGGTTTCGCTTTGAGGGTGATAACTACGATACCATCGCCCATGTGAGCAATATGGAATATAAGGTATACGACTGATTTCAAATCTAATACACGAAGAAAGGAGTAACTATGCTGCGAAAAATCGCTGAGTATGTTAAAAAGATATTCCGCATGAAGCCGATCCCGACGACGGTTAATACCCTGCGGGAGGCTTTGCGGGATTTGGAAGTGGCTCGAAACCACTTTGAGAACTGTGATCCGGAGTTTATCACGGCTGCTATCTTCGAGCTGAATGCTGCGGAGTGCCGGGTGGATGCTGTGAGGAGGTGTACAAAATGAAGCATGATTTGTACAATCAGATCTATAAATGCCGGTTATGCGGGAAAACATTTTGTCCGGTGACGACTGATGGGTGTGATACGGCTATAAGCAACATGGTGAACCTTGCAGGACGATGCAATGGCGGAAAAGACAAATACAAGCCACTTTCGCCATTGCTATATGAGATTCATTGCTGCAGCAACAGCGATGGGGAATCTACCGGTTTCGGACTTGCGGATTTCCTTGGATACGAAAGGGCGGAAGTCGATGACTGACAAATTTTGGGAAAAGCTTGGCCGTTTCTTCGGTCATGTGATTGCGGTCACCCTTGTGGTTTGCGCATGGTTGCTGATCGTGGTATTCACGTTGAAACTGATCTGGTTCATTTTGTTTCGGATTTTGCTGTGAGGTGAGAAGCATTGGAGGAATACTTATATAATCAAGCACTTCAAAGCATTCGCTACGGCGGCATGAGCGCAAATGAGATGCGAGAATACATGGCCTTGATTGACAAATACACAGAAGTGGAAATATTGTATGCAAATAATGTGCCGATAGAGTACGTCATTAAAAGCCCGAGCGTAGATATTTGGAGGCATGAAGCGCCTGTAATAACCCCAAAACGACAGAATCTCGTGAAAGATATTTTGTTTAAAATCGTCGGTGCTTTGAACAGCATTATTGACTTTATCGTTATGGTATTAGAGGACTAGGAGAATTATTTATGTACTATCCAGGACTTGAATTTTACCGAGTGGAATCCGCACCAAGAAAATATTTCAGGTTCCATCTCGTGCTTGCTGTACGTGAAGAAGCTATGATTCTGAACGCAAACTGGTTCGGATTGGAGCTTCCGTTTCGCTATTATCCGTGCTGGCTGGAACGCCTGGACTGGCCGATGGGGTATGTGTATGATCCATTAAATTTTGAGAGACAAGAAGCATGAGAAAGTATACCTTTATATTTTCCTGCACAGACAATGGCGGCGGGCATCAGACCTTTGAGGTCAGAGCGACCGACAAACAGGAGGCCATCCGTAAAGGCATAAAGATTGCGGAGATATCTGCGGCGACTGGGAGTGTAAATTAAAGCGAGAGGATAGTTTATGAACGAAGACTTTGGTGCGATTACCATTCTTGCTCCAAAATGCCAGAAGTGTCCCAAAGTGAAATCCTGTGACCATAAACAAATGGCTCATCTCGGATACATAGTTCCACAAAGGGGCAACGGAAAGAGCCTCAGTCAGCTCGAAATAGTGGATTCACTGATGAAAAGGAGATTTAATTATGAAAATCGTTGAACCTAAGTACGAAATCCTCACTGATATTTCTGAGGGTGGCATCAAGGAGCTGCAGCAGATTGAGCGGGTGGCGCGGGTCTGCTACAAGAGCGAAGACAAGATCACGCCGGACGGTGAGTCGGCAAAGAAGCTGGTGGGCTTTCTGGTGAAGCAGGGGCATGAGGCTATGCTGGAGCATTCTCAGCTGTCTGTGCTGTTTACCTGTGACCGTGGTGTGGCGAATGAACTGGTGCGGCACCGCATTGCTTCGTTTGCGCAGGAGAGCACCCGGTACTGCAACTACTCGAAGGAGAAGTTTGGCGGGGAACTGAGCTTTATTCGGCCGTTTTATATTGAGCTGACTGAGGCTGATAAAAACCTTAACGGTATAGAGTATACTCCGGGTGTCGCCTGGCTCGATGCTTGCGGTACTGCGGAGCTTCATTATAATGGTATGTTAGCACTCGGTATGCGTCCTGAACAAGCTCGTTGCGTGCTGCCGCTGTGCTTAAAGACCGAGATCGTGGTGACGGCCAACTACCGTGAGTGGCGCAATATCTTCAAACTGCGTACTCCTGTGGCGGCCCATCCTCAGATGAGAGAGCTGATGTGCCCGCTGCTGAAGGAACTGCAGAGCAAGATCCCGGTGGTGTTTGATGATATTTACACGTACTGGCCGAAGGATGACCAGACGGGAAAGGAAAGTGTGGAGGAGTAACTATGAAAAATCGTATTATTTGTTTTGCCGTATCTCTGATGATGCTTGTTGGCTGTGTGGTTCTGTGCAGCTGCTCCGAAGCGGACAAGGTCAATCGGAACATTTCCAAGCAGGCCAACTACTTTGAAGCTGAGCGCCGGATCACGGTCTATAACGCACGTACGGACAACGTCATCCTTGAAATGGAAGGCGCTATGTCCATCTCGAACAATGATAACAACGAACTTGTGTGTACGGTGAAGACCGGTCCGAACGAGTATAAGAAGAATTATATTTACCTGAACGAGTACACCATGTATGTTGTTGAGGACATTACTGGCACTCACACTGATCCATACCACTATAAGCTCTATTTCCACACGGATATTCTGCCGGATGTGGAGGTGCGGTCGTGATGACTAAGGAAGAAATCGCCGATATCTATGTCGAGCGCTATGTTGACGGAACGTGGTCGTATACACAGGCACTGTACGAGGCGAAAAAGCGTGGTGTTTCAAAAGAAGAATTTGATGCTGAGGTCTTTGCATGGCGAGTAGCTCTCGGTGAGGTTAAGAGGACTTCGGGAAAATAAGGAGGCGGATAACGATGAAAATAGGCATCGACAGCAGCTAGGGAGTGGCTGGAAAAGGACGTTGCATGATATTCAGCGTCTTTTTCTTTTGCCCACTTTTATATTTTATACCCACTTTTGTTTTGGGCAGGGAGGCGAAAAGGCGGCAAAATTCTATTCTAGGTTAGAAAATACGGCTGATTGTTCACAAAAAGTTCATAATTTTTGGCCATTTGCCCACTTTCTGCCCACTTTTAAAATCAAAAGTGGGCACGGCTTACAGCTAAAATATAACGATAATACGCTATATTTTTGCATAAAAATACCGTTCTGCCCACTTGCCCACTTTTTTTCTTAATTACACTATAAAAAAATAAAAAATATTATAATAGATAGGCGAAAAAAGTGGGCTTTTGGGCAGAGGCCAAAATTCACGAAAAGTTCAAGGTATCGACTTGTAAGAACCCAACCCGATGATGTATATTTATTATAATCGCTGTACACACCGATTAGATGCTTATGAGGTAATAAAGATGGCTTACATGAACCGCTTTATCAACGAGGATGGCTTTGAGGAATGGACCGAAACGGATGCTGCAGGGAACGAAGTAAAATGCTATGCAAATGAGTTTGTAGAACTGCATACAAAAGTTCCCGTCTGCAAATGCTGCGGGCGAAACATGACAGAAGTAGTGCAGGGATACTGGACTTGTCGTCCTTGTGACATAACCCTAACTGACGATGAGATAAATCATCCGGTACATCCTGAAAGCTACATGAACCTTGAACTGAGCGAAGACTACGGCGAGTTCCATTACAAAGACGGCCGGATGCTGGAAGCAGGTGTTCCTGACTGGTACCTGTTCTTCTACGAGCATCGACCCGAATGATATTTTTTGCGAGAGAGCTACAGAGAAATCTGTGGCTCTTTCTTTTTGTCCGCGAAAAATACTGGATACTTTATGGAGCAATCCAAATACTATTTTAAAGGAGAGAACTATTATGGGCGAAGTTTGCACTATGAAGGAGCTTGAAAGGGCTCGTAAGAAAGCGCAAGTTCGGGAGTGGTTTCAGGACAAGAAAATGAAGGTCCAGACTTGGTGCTATGCACACAAAGATCAAATCATTACTTATGGGCCGATAGTCGTTGGTGGAATTGCAGCAGGTGCTAAAATGCTGTCAAAACACGCGGCTTTGGCAAAAGAGCAGGATTTGAAAGATTTGTACTGCTATGATCGCAGTCTGGGTCATTATTGGAAGTTGCGTCGGGAACTGACAAATGACGAATGGCTGGAAATCGACAAGAGAAAGAAGGAAGGTGAACGACTGAGTGATATTCTTGACGATATGAAAGTGTTGGAATGATCCATGGCGAGAGCTACAGAGAAATCTGTGGCTCTTTATTTTTGCGCCAAAAACAGACGCGAAAAAAACATCCTCTTTTATGAAGAGGAGAGAGTGCGTCCCAAACGCACCATTCCTCTTTATTTTTTGGAGGAGATTTTATGCTGGAGAACCGATTTAAGACCAACCTGGTGAATGAAATCAAAGAGCGTTTTCCAGGCTGCATGGTTGTGCATCTCGATCCGAATGAGATTCAGGGTATCCCGGATCTCTTAGTTTTGTACGAGAGTACATGGGCAGCATTGGAAGGCAAGCGCTCGATAGATGCGCCGCATCGTCCGAATCAGGATTACTATGTGAACCTGATGAACAAGATGAGCTTTGCAGCGTTCATTTGCCCGGAAAACAAGGAGGAGATTCTGAATGACCTTCAACGAGCATTCGAGGTTAATAGGGCAGCACGCCTTCCTCGGCGCTAGTAAGTATCACTGGATCAACTACGATGCTGATAAACTTATTACAGCGTATACCAATTTTATGGCTGCGCAAAAGGGAACCGAATTGCATGAATTTGCAGCAAAGTGCATTGCACTTGGCCAAAAGCTGCCGCGTTCTAAAAAGACGCTCAACAGCTACGTCAACGATGCCATCGGTTTTCGTATGACACCGGAGCAGGTACTTTGCTACTCTGAAAATTGTTTCGGAACAGCGGATTCTATTTGCTTCCGGGATGATATTTTGCGTATCCACGACCTCAAGACCGGAATCGTTCCGGCACACATGGAGCAGCTGCTCATCTACGATGCACTGTTCTGCCTTGAGTACCGAATTAAACCGAGTAGTATCCAGATCGAGAACCGCATCTACCAGTCCGATGATATTCTTATTGCCAATCCGGCAGCAGAAGACATCGAACCTATCATGGATAAGATCCGCGAGTTTGATCCTATTATTGCAAAGATGAAAATGGGAGTGTGCTGATATGAATCCGATCGAGAAAGACCTGAAAAACTACTTTGGCGTTGAATACGGCGGCGAGAATGATATTTTGGAGCATTATGGCACCAAGCGCCATTCTGGTCGCTATCCGTGGGGAAGCGGCGATAGCCCGTACCAGCATTCCGGTGACTTCCTGTCCCGTGTTGAGAAGTTCAAGGCTAAGGGGATGTCCGAAGGTGAGATTCTGGAAGCCATCAACGACACACTTCCGCCCGAGTATAAGCTCGGTGCAACTGAGTTTCGCGTTGCAAAGACCAAGGCAGGTCACGACCGCAAAGCTTCTCAGTGGGAAGATATTCAGAAGCTGAAGAAGGAAAACCCTGATATGGGTTGGACTGAGATCGGACAGAAACTCGGAATGCCTGAGTCTACGGTTCGGTCTATGTACCAAAACGGTGTTGGCACAAAGAAGGATCAGGCCGAAAAGATTGCCGAAACCTTAAAGAAGGAAGTAGACAAGAAGGGCATGATTGATATTTCCGAGGGTACGAATCTTACCCTCGGCGTGTCGGAAGGTAAGCTGGACGAGGCTGTTTATATCCTGGAAGCAGAGCACGGTTATAAGCGCTATGGCGTTGGCATCAAGCAGCCCACCAATTTCCGGCAGCAGACCAACATCACAGTCTTGGCAAAACCTGAATACGACCAGCGCTATGCTTATGAGCATCAGGGTGATATTCAGTCGTTGGGGGACTACCATTCTGATGATGGTGGCAGTTCGTTTCGCCAGTTGCAGCCCCCTTCAAGCTTGAGTTCTGACCGTGTAGCCGTGCGCTACGGCGATCAGGGCGGTCTTGCAAAAGATGGCGTTATGGAGATTCGCCGCGGCGTTGCAGATCTGGATCTGGGCAACTCTCATTATGCACAGGTTCGTATCATGGTGGACAACAGCCACTATCTGAAGGGCATGGCCATGTATTCGGACAATATGCAGGATGGTGCTGATATTGTGTTCAACACGAACAAACCTTCTGGCACACCTAAGATGAAGGTGTTCAAAGAGATCAAGAACGATCCGGGCAATCCGTTTGGCGCTGCCATTACTGCGGAAGGCCAGAGCACCTACATCGGAAAAGATGGCAAAGAGCACCTTTCTCCCATCAATAAGTTGAAGTGGGAAGGCGACTGGGACGATATGTCCAAGAGCGTTTCATCCCAGTTCCTTTCTAAGCAGCCGCTGCCTTTGATCAAAAAGCAGCTGGAACTGACGAGAGCTGATTACAAAGCCGAGTACGACGAGATCATGCACTACACTAATCCGACAGTCAAGAAAAAGATGCTGTTGGACTTTGCTGAAAAGTGTGATGGAACGGCTATGACGCTTAAAGCTTCTGCATTTCCGGGTCAGTCCACAAAAGTTATTCTTCCTTTGGATAAGATCAAGGAAACCGAAGCATATTGCCCGACGTATGAGAACGGTACGCAGCTTGCGCTGATTCGTTACCCTCATGCAGGCACGTTTGAGATTCCCATTGTCACAGTGAACAACAAGAATGCCAGCGGCAAGAGCAATCTCGGCAATGTCAAGGATGCAATCGGCATCAGCGCTAAGGTGGCTGAGCGTCTGTCTGGTGCGGACTTCGACGGCGATACTGTCATGGCAATCCCGATGTCTGATAAGGTTCGCATCAACTCTACCGATCCGCTGCCCGGCCTGAAGAACTTCGATCCGAAGACCTCTTACGCGGTTCCTGAAGGTAATCCTAACAACGTCCGACTGATGAAGAAGGATGAAAAGCAGAAAGAGATGGGCATCATCTCGAACCTGATTACTGACATGACCCTGCGTGGCGCAACGACCGAAGATCTGGAGCGCGCTGTCCGACATTCAATGGTCGTTATCGATGCGGAGAAGCATAAGCTGGACTACAAGAGGTCGGAGAAGGAGAATGGTATCCAGGAGCTGAAGCAGAAGTATCAGATCCGAGTGGACGATGACGGTAACGAGAAGTATGGTGGTGCATCCACCCTGCTCTCCCGTCGCAAACAGACTGTTCGCATCCCCGAGCGCCGTGGTAGTGTGCGTATTGATAAGGATACCGGTGAGTACATCTACAAGGAGAGTGGCCGTACCTTTACAGATAAGAAGGGCAAAAAGCGCATTGCCGAAGATGAAGTGAGCCGCATCTCGTTGATCAAGGACGTACATGAGCTTTCTTCTGGCACCAAGCAGGAAGAACTGTATGCGGACTTCTCTAACTATCTGAAAGATATGGCCAATCAGGCGCGCAAGGACTACGCCAACATGAAGGGAATCCAGCGTGACCCGGTTGCCGCTAAGAAGTATGCACCGGAAGTAGAATCTCTGAAGGCTAAGTACGAGGCTGTTCTTGCAAACAAGCCGAAAGAACGCCGCGCAATGATCATCGCAAACTCCAGAATCAAGGCCATTATCGAGGATCGCGGCCTTGACTATAAGGACAAGGATGACAAGAAAGAGATCAAGAAGATCTCGTCCGTCGAGATGCAGCGTGCCCGCGATCAGGTGGGAGCCAACAGTAGTAGGACAAAAATTGTTTTTACGGATCGCGAATGGGAAGCAATTCAGAATCATGCAATTTCTGATTCAATGCTTACCAAGTTCTTGAACAGTTCTGATTCGACTGAAATCGTTAAGCGCGCAATGCCGAAAGCAACAGCAACGCTTTCTTCTGCGAAAAAAGCAAAGGCTAAAGCGATGCTGGCTGGTGGATACAGCTATGAAGAAATCGCAAAGGCCTGCGGCGTTCCGAAGAGCACAATTTACGATACATTGAACAAATAAGAACAAAAGGAAGCGAGAAATATGGTTCGTTGTTTTCTTACTACGGTTGACAATCCTTACGATCCGCATGACCAGTTCGATCAGTGGTATCGTTTTGACTGTGACCATGGCTACAATTCCTGCGGCCTCCTTGCGCGGCTCGCATACACGTCCGATCAGCTGTCTGATAACGAAAATGCTTACGAAATTGAGCAGGCAATCGATCAGATCGTCATGGCTGATCCGTTAAACCTGTACCGGAAGGTCAAAAAGACCCTTCCCGACCCCGAAACTGGCACAAACGCTGCTTAAACTGACGTTTAGACAGGGGGAGGGGGTCCAAAAAATCCACCCCCTCCCTAAATCGCGCCGGTCTTTGATATTTCCCCGGGGGTAAAATTGATATTTGGGCTTTGGGGTGTAGACCAGGGCCTGTTTTAGTTTTACCCCATGCGTATTCCCGATCTGTTGTAGAGATACGATGGATCGGGAGTTTTTGTAAGGGCTCATGAGATAGTGTTGGAACCTTGTTCTCTGACTTTCATGATTCACCTCCTGGAATCTCCGATCCATAATTGATCTCTCCTTTCAATGACGGGCTTTTTGCAGACATAATCCCCCAAAAACAGCTCTCATGAACCCTTACAAAAACTAATAGAACACAAAAGCGGTCATAATGTGGCGAAAAGCAACACTGAAGGTTACAAAACACGGCTTAAAGAGCCAAAAACTCACGTGAAAGGAATGGCAACTGTATGAAAACCCGAAAAGTCTCGTCTGGTGATGATGTCGGGTTACGTCCGGCGTTGTCCCCTGAAGCGAGAGAAAACCAAATGATATCGTTGGCTGTGGACCTTGTGGAAAAACGGCTTCGCGAAGGAACTGCATCCAGCGCCGAAACAACATATTATCTGCGGCTGTCCGGCAGCAAGGCGCGACTGGAAAAAGAAAAGCTGGAAGAAGAAAACAAGTTGCTGCGTGCAAAGACTGAGATGCTGCAGGCGCAGAAGAACACCGAGGAGTTGTATGGTGAAGCCATCAAGATGATGCGGGTATACCAAGGCGTTGATGATGGAGAGGACGAGCAGGATGGATATTAAGCGATATTCCGAGCTGATACGACTGGCAAGCTTTGAAGACCGCTTCCATTATGTAAAGCTGCACGGAACGGTGGGAATGGACACGTTCGGCTTTGACCGGTATCTGAACCAGGATTTTTACCAGTCGAGAGAATGGCGGCAGTTTCGGGATAAGATCATTGTACGGGACATGGGCTGCGATCTGGCTCACCCGGAGCATGAGATCGTGGACTGGGTGATACGAAACGGAAAGCCAATCCGGCCGCGCATTATTATCCACCACTTAAACCCGCTGACGAAGGAAGACGTACTAGGGCACACGGACGCGCTGTTGGACCCGGAAAACGTGGTATGCGTGAGTGACCGCACACACAAGGCCATCCATTACGGAGATGACACGATCTTAAAGCCTGCGTTTGCGGAGAGGCGACCGGGCGATACCTGCCCTTGGAGGAAATAAGATGTATCCGGTACGAGAGTTTAATGTTGCGGAAGCGGCATACAGCACGAACCTGCGGCTGAAGATGCAGGAGGCAGAACACATGGTGCGGTGCATTGTACCGAGCCGGGAGCGCAGTCTGGCGCTGACGAAGTTGGACGAGGCGCTGTTCTGGGCAAATGCAGCCATTGCAGCCGAGGGTATAATGAGCCACGAGGAATAACAAAAGGAGAAAAACAAAATGAACAACGAAGCTATGATGAACCGCGCAAAGCAGCTGGTGGTGGACTACTTTAACGCCCATGTGGATGTGACTGACGGCAAGAAGCTGACGATGGAGGATGTGTTCATCGTATGGTTCAGCAAAACCCTGCAGAACTGGAAGGCGCTTGTGAGCACCACCGTATCTGACGGGATGTATTACGAGATCACCCACAATGGCGACAAGGGTGAGACCTATCTGGACGCCTATAAGAAGTGGGATAACAAGTGTATCCCGGACTGAGGTGACGAGAAATGGACAGTATCCTGACCTCGGTAAAGAAGCTCCTTGGATTGACTGAGGGGTATGTGGCCTTTGATACCGACCTTATCATGCACATTAACAGTGTGCTGATGATCCTGAACCAGATGGGTGTGGGGCCGGAAAAGACCTTTGCTATCAGCGATGCGACCGCAACGTGGAGCGAGTTCTGTGGGGAACGGACGGACATTGAGGCGGTGAAAAGTTATACGGCGCTGAAGGTGCGATTGCTGTTTGACCCGCCGCAGTCCAGCAGCGTGATGGACGCAATCAAAAGCCAGATCAGCGAGCTGGAATGGCGGCTGTATACCCTGTGCGATAAGGAGGAAGCGTGATGCGGAGATTACTGTTTAGCGTAGATGGGCAGCACCTTGCAAAGCAGGGCGATTTTTCCGGCATTACGGCCGGGAGTAAGGGTTACCTGAAATGCTGCTTTGGCGTAGACGGCAGCGACTGGCACGGAGCCAAAAAGGTTGCACTGTTCAATGAGGCATATGCAGTTGCGGTGGACGAAGCACTGGAGTGCAATGTGCCGGACGAAGTGACCGGCGGCAAAAGCTTTAAGGTGCGGCTGATCGGTGCAAAAGGCGATATGCGGGTGACCACCAATGCAGTGCTGGTAGAGCAGACCCTGTAAACAGAAAACGCCGGAACGGAGAGGACGAAAGATGACAAATGTGGACGAAGTTCTGGCGACGATGGATACGCCGGAAGAAGCAGAAAAAGTGATCCTTGTCATTGACGAAGACCTGCGCGTGGTGACGATACCGAGCAAGGCGATCGTGATCGGCGCAAAGGGCGACAAGGACGTGAACCGGATCTGGTTCAAAATGAGCAGGTATTACCGCGGGACAGACATGGGCGGCTTTACGCCCAGAGTGAACTACACGAATGCTGCGGGAAAGCATTATTTCTATCTGCCGACCGATATGGTATGCGAGGATGGAAAGACTCTTGAGTTTTCCTGGCTGATCGGCGACAAAGCAGCGGAAGCAAACGGAAGTGTGACGTTTAGTGTATGCCTGCGGCAGATGAACGGCGACGATGTGATCAAGGAATTCAACTCAACGATCGCCACGGTGCAGTGCCTTGTGAGCAACCACGAGGAAACTGCTGAGGACGATACCAAGGTAACGGACGCATACGCTGTGCTGGATGAAGCGATCCTGGATGAAACTGTGCTGGGATGAGGAGGATATATGCAGTACAACAAACACAACTTTAAAAGCAAACAAGTGCTGACGTCGCAGATGATGAATGAAATCGATCAGGGAATTGCTGATCTGGTGGAGCACGCGAACGCTAACGACGGCAAGCTGAACCTGACCATTGGCACTGTAACATCCGGGAGCACGGCAGCCGCTACGATCACCGACGGCAAGCTGAACCTGACGCTGCCGAAGGGCGAGAAGGGTGACACGGGCGCGAAAGGCGATGCAGGTCCCAAGGGTGATACAGGCGCTACCCCAAACCTTATCATCGGTAGCGTGACCAGCGGCGAGACCCCGAACGCTATTATTGCCGGTACAGCCGAAACACCGATGCTGAATCTGGTGCTGCCCAAGGGCGCAAAAGGCGAGAAGGGTGATACAGGCGCTACCCCAAACCTTATCATCGGCAGCGTGACCACCGGTGATACCGCAAACGCTATCATTACCGGCACAGCGGAAGCCCCTGTACTGAACCTGACACTGCCCAAGGGCGCAAAAGGCGACACCGGTCCGAAAGGCGCAGATGGTGTGCAGGGACAGGCGGGCCCAAAGGGTGACCCGGGTTCAACGCCGAACCTGACGATCGGTACTGTGACGACCGGTACGGACGCGGCGGCAACCATTACCGGCACCGCGGAAGCACCTGTGCTGAACCTGACATTACCCAAGGGCGAAAAAGGCGACAAAGGAGACCCCGGCAGCAGTGGGAGTGGCGGAAGCAGCACCGGCGGTGATACCACAGACCTGACCATTGGCACCGTGACGAGCGGGACGACCGCCAGCGCAGAGATCGTGGGTGGCAAGCTGAATCTGGTTTTGCCCAAGGGTGACACAGGCGCAAAAGGTGATGCGGGCCCCAAGGGCGATGTTGGCGACAAGGGTGAAACAGGACCGGCAGGTCCTGCTGGCGAAGGCTTTACAGAAAATGCCAAGCATCTGATCTTGGCGCTCTTTGAATCAGCAGCGTACAACAACGTTGCCATGAAAACGAGCTTGGACGCATTGCGAACTGAGTGGGGCGGCAGCGCACAGGATGCTCCCGTGCAGAGCGTGAGTCTAAGCAGCAGCACCCTGACCCTGAGCGAGGGTGAGAGCCAGACCCTGACGGCAACAGTGCTGCCCGCAAATGCCACCAGCAGTGTTGTGTGGACTGTTTCTCCCGCAGGTTTTGCTACCGTAGTGAACGGCAAGGTGACCGCCGAAAATGTGGGCAATTGCACGGTTACAGCCATAGCGGGCGGCAAGAGTGCGAGTTGCAAGGTAACGGTGGAAGCAGCCGATACATCACAGCTGATCTACACCCTGCCAGCTGAAGCGTCCGCTTCTGCCGCGGAAAGCAAATGCGTTGACACTGGACTGAAACTGCTGGAGCACGCCTCCACGGAAACGCCCATATACACGATCCTGTTTGAGGCGAAGGTAGCCGATACTGCAGACGTAAGCAACTGGCCTACACTTGTGAACTGTCAGACTGAGACCGGCAATTTTAATAATATGCCGGGCTTTAATGGTAGTGTGAATACGAGCGCTGGCACAATTGAATTTGCTTATTACAATTTTTCTTATAGCGATGTACGCCTGTGCGATACACTGGCTCATGCCAAAACGAAAACGCGCTATGCTATCCAGATGAACGGCAAGCAATACCGCGTGGGCAGCACCCATTGTGCGCTGAGCGCATGGAAAAGCACCGGCGCAATGGTCAAGGATGTGCCTGAAACGCTTATCTTTGGCGCAGCCTACACCACAACGGGCGAGCACACCCGTTATTTGGACTGCACCATCTACCAGTGCAAGGTGTACAAAGGCTTGCTGAGCGATTCCAAGGTACAGAAGTTTATCGAGGAGACATGATATGGTTTACGACATTAACGGTATGCCGGTCGGCACACTGACCGGAAAAACTTTGTACGTTGCAGGCGACAGCATTGCTTACGGTACCGGGAGCGCAGGCGGGTTTGGAAAGGCAGTAGCACAAAAGTACGGAATGACCCTTGTAAACGAGGCTGTGGACGGTGCAACACTAGCTCCGAACATTGAGGATGCCGTGAAGGGCGGTATCCGCGCCTGCATCAGCACGGTGGTGACAAGCTCCACGGCGCTGGCGAAGGCAGATTACATTCTGCTGGAGGGCGGCGTGAATGACGCGTGGAACAACGCCCCTGTGGGCACCCTGACCGAGGGCTTTGCTGCTGCCTACGACGAAACGACCATGACCGGCGCACTGGAAAAAATGCTGGAATTTCTGGCAAAGAACCACAGTGATAAGCGTGTGGCCTATGTGTTCCCGCACGGCGGACTGTTTTCCGGCAGCGAAAGCTGGCACAAGACCTACAAGCCCGCCATTCTTGCAGCATTGAAAAAGTGGGGCGTGCCCTATGTGGACATTGCGGAGAGCACCCCGCCCATGGGCGGCCATGGCATCAGCGGGCTGAGCGACAAGTATACCAGCGACGGCACGCACCCAAATGCAACGGGCTACGAGCGGTTTTATGTAGAGCCCATCGCTGCGCTGCTGAAGCGGCTGTAACGAGGAGTAAAAAATCAAAATGGCACTTTCGAACACGGCCACGCCGAAATACTACGGCCGGTTCCGGGAGGCCGTGATGCGGGGCGAGATCCCCGTATGCAAAGAGATCAGCATGGAGATGAACCGGATCGATGACCTGATCCGAAACCCGGGCATCTACTATGACGACAAAGCGATGGATGGCTTTGTACAGTTTTGCGAGAAGGAACTGACATTGACCGACGGCAGCGACCTGAAGCTGCTGGAGACCTTTAAACTGTGGGCAGAAGAGATATTCGGCTGGTACTACTTTGAGGAACGCACGGTATACAAGCCGAATCCGGACGGGCATGGCGGGCGTTATGTGCAAAAGCGTATCAAGCACAGGCTGGTGCGAAAGCAGTACCTGATCGTGGCGCGTGGTGCAGCTAAGAGTATGTACGACAGCTGCGTACAGCAGTTTTTCCTGACGGTAGACCCCGCAACGACCCAGCAGCTGACCACAGCACCCACCATGAAACAAGCAGAAGAGGTCCTTTCTCCCATGCGCACAGCAATTGCACGGGCGAGAGGACCTCTTTACCGTTTTATGACGGAAGGCAGCTTACAGAACACCACCGGCTCCAAGGCAGCGCGGACGAAGCTTGCCAGCACAAAGAAGGGCATTGAGAATTTTCTGACCAACAGTCTGGTAGAGATACGCCCCATGACCATTGACAAGCTGCAGGGACGGCGCGACAAGGTGGCCACGGTGGACGAATGGCTGAGCTGCGACATCCGGGAAGACCCCATTGGCGCGATCGAGCAGGGCTCCAGCAAGGTGAACGACTACCTGATCCTTGCCACGAGCAGCGAGGGCACGGTACGCAACGGATGCGGTGATACCATTAAAATGGAACTGATGAGCATCCTGCGTGGAGAGTATGTGAACCCGCACGTTTCCATTTGGTACTACAAGCTGGACAGCATAGACGAGGTGAACGACCCTTCTATGTGGCTGAAGGCGAACCCGAACCTTGGCATCACCGTAAGCTACGAGACTTACCAGCTGGACGTGGAGCGCGCCGAGAAAGCACCGGCGAGCCGGAACGACATTCTTGCCAAACGATTTGGCATACCGATGGAGGGTTATACCTACTTCTTCCCCTATGAAGAGACGCTTCCGCACCGGCACCGGAGCTTCTGGCAGATGCCGTGCGCGCTGGGGGCAGACCTTAGCCAAGGCGACGACTTTTGTGCGTTTACCTTTTTATTCCCGCTGGAGCACGGATATTTTGGTGTAAAGACCCGGGACTACATTACCAGCTACACCCTTTCCAAACTGCCGATGGCAATGCGGCAGAAGTATGACGAGTTTATGCGGGAGGGGACACTGGTCGTGATGGAAGGCACTGTGCTGGACATGATGGAAGTGTACGACGATCTGGACGGCTTTATCGAGAATGTTGGGTACGACGTCCGCTGTTTTGGATATGACCCCTACAATGCAAAAGACTTTGTAGAGCGCTGGGCGAGGGAAAACGGTGACTACGGCATTGAAAAGGTGATCCAGGGTGCAAAGACCGAGAGCGTACCGCTGGGCGAGCTGAAGAAGCTGAGCGAACAGCGGAAGCTGCTGTTCGACGAGCAGCTGATGCAATTTGCCATGGGCAACTGCATTACGCTGGAAGACACAAACGGCAACCGCAAGCTTCTGAAACAGAGGTATGATCAGAAGATCGATGCGGTTGCCGCTATGATGGATGCGTATGTGGCTTATAAGCTGAATAGGGATGCGTTTGAGTGAAAGTTACTCGGGAATATCGGTGTATTCGGCGTCGTAAAGCTTTTTTACGGTTTCTGCGTCCGTTTTTGTGAAGGTGGTTTCGTAACCGTAAGCATCCGTTATAACCATGCTCTCATCATTGAAGGTAATGATCTCATCCCAGCCCGGATCATATCTATAGTGTACCGTATAGCTCGTTAAGTGGGTGCCATCCGTAATATGGCCAATATAGGCTTCTTGCGAGCCATTTCCTTTGGAGAACGTCCAGACTTTACCTTGAGAAGGGCTGATGTAGCAATAGGTGCTGTAGCCGCCGGATTTGCTTACATAAGCGATATCGTCGGCGATGAGATCCAAGAGGAATTCCTTTTCTTCTGTCGTGACGACTTTTTCGGACGTACTTGCGGATTCGGCAGCGTTTGCAGAAGATGCAGCAACTTCTTGCGTCGCCGCTTGGGACGCACTCTCAGAAACGGCACTTTCTGCGGCAGGCTCGGATGCACGGACTTGCACGGTGGACGATGCTGATTGGCTGCTGTAGAAGCTGTGATAGGTGATCACGATAGGAACGTCCATGGCATACCAGATATCAGTTTCAAACTCCGGTGCACCATCGACGGTGATCTCGATGATATCGTTCTCTGTATCAAGGATACCGAGGAGCAAGTCTCCCTTGCCAACAGTGTCGACGTTTATGAAACCGGCGTCCTTGAGCTGCTTTGCAACATTGCGGTAATCACCGTATCGGGAAATATCCGGCATCTTGACTTCACCCATGGCAAGATGGGAGTTTGCAATACGTTCTTCTTCCAATCGGGCAAGTTCTGCACGATGAGCGGCAAGCTCCTGCGCACGTTTTTTACTGGCAGAGCTGTAAATGTTGCCTCCAGCCAGAAGAGCAATGACAAGTGCAAAGGCAATGAGACACTTTTTCTTGTTGGCTTTATAGTAATTGATGCCCTTGGCGATTGCGCGGCCGGTCTGACGAGCATGTTTTTCCCGCTGTGCGGACGCCCATTCTTTGTAAATGCGGGCTTCCTCTGCATCATGGGCTTCCTGTTCTTTGCGCAGACGATCGGCCTCTTCGGCTTCGCGCTGAAGGCGTTCTTCTTCGGCCTTCTTTTTGGCACGCCGTTCTTCAATGGGCGAAGCGAAAAGATCGATGACACGGCTTGCATTTTCGGCAGCTTTGATTTTGGCGTCGTCAACAATATGCTTTGTATGCTCAGATTTAGAGTAGTTGAAGTTATAGTTGTAATTGTAGTTGACGTTGCTTTCACGATCGGGTTCATCGTGTGCTTTCTGCTTTTTATGCACTGACTTTGTTTTAGCGTGCTTTGGCTGCTGACTTGCAGATGTATAGCGCACAAAGGGAGCAATATCAAATTGTATACCGCAGTAGGGACAGAACACACATTCGCAGTCTGGATTCGGAACTTCAATTTTTGCACCGCATTCCGGGCATGTGATAACTGCCATGATTTTTCCTTTCCTCACGAGGGATTCGTACACAGAAAATTATAACACCACAGGAATAAAAAGTAAATTGCGTAAAACGCAGAAAGGGTAGAAAGAATGGATTACTGGGAATACCTTGCGCACGGTCAGGGCAGCGAGCGGCGCGGACACCGGTACTATGCGCGCGAACTGATCGGCAACAAGAACGGCAAGAACGTATACCGTTACTTCTATACTGCCGATGAATACTCTGCCTACAAGCAGAACAAGGGTACGCCCGACCGGGGTACTTATGCCGAGACCGGCACCAGCAAGAGCGCCATTGTATGGCCGAAGAACACGAGCCGGAAGCGTAAAGCTGCCGAGGCGCGGAACTCGGTAGAGCAGCAAAAGATCGCTATGGACCGGGAGCGTGCCCGCACGAGTGTCCGTGCAGAGAAAATCAAAATGGACGCTAAAGCGTACCGCAAGCAGCGCCGACAGGAAAAGAACGATGCACGGCACGAGCTGAAGCGCAAGATGGACGTTGCCCGCAAGCGCAAGCTGGCACGGGAGAGCGTTGCCGCGCAGAAGAGCGCCATGGACAGAGACCGCGCCCGCACGAGCGTCCGCGCCGAGAAGGTACAGATGGACGCAAAGCGCTACCGCAAGCGGCAGCGCGAGCACATTAAGGCCAACCGCATTGCACAGCAGCATACGATGGACCGCGAGCGGTGGAAGAAAAACGAAAAGGCTGAGCAGGCAAAGAGCCGCGGTGACAAGCATAAAACCCGCGTGCAGGAAGCCATCCGGGAGAAAGTGCATAAGGATGCCGTAGCCTACCGCCGCAAGCGTGCACAGGAGAGCGTTGCTAAGCAGAAGGTGACGATGGATGCAAAGCGCTACCGCAAGCAGCGCCGGCAGGAAAAGAACGACGCCCGGAACGAGCTGAAAAAGAAGATGGATCGCGACCGCATCCGCACCAGCATCCGTGCCCAGAAGGTGAAGATGGACGCAAAGCGCTACCGCCGCCAGAAGCGTGAAATGCTGAAACAGAAACGCGCCGGGCAGAAGCGCATTATGGATAACATCCGCCAGCGCCCGTATTACCAGCCCACCATCAAGCGCGGCCGCTGAGAACGAGGAGGGATGGCATGGTACGGGACGAAGAACTTTACCACTGGGGCATCAAGGGCATGAAGTGGGGCGTGCGCCGGTTTCAGAATCCGGACGGCAGCCTGACCCCGGCCGGTAAAAAGCGCTACAGCGCAGAGGGCGGCGAAGGGGGGAAAAAGCCCAATTACGCCCCGAAAGCGCCTAAAAAGAATGCCAGTGACTATACCGATGACGAACTGCGCACCCAGATCAACCGGATGCAGATGGAAAAGCAGTACCGGGATCTTGCCGGGCAGACGAACGTGCGGGAGGACGACCCCAACAAGGAACTGAAGCTGCAGCGGGAGCGGCTGCAATTGCAGCGGGACGTGAAGAACCTGAAGAAGGAAATCAACAGCGGACAGACCTTTGTGGGCAGTGTGCTGAGCGATGCAGGCAAGAAGGCTTTGACCACGATGGCCACCGGTGCAATGCTTTACATGGGCAAACAGACCGTGAAGACACTGTTCAATAACCCTGATCTGGCAAATGCGGTGGGCAAGGGCAGCCTTGACAAGGAAGAAAAGAAGAAGGACGACTGACAGCGGGAGGAAAAATCAAAATGGAAATGGATCTTGGTTCCCGGCTGAAGCACGCCTGGAACGCTTTTCTGAACCGGGACCCTCCCCGGAACTTTGGCGGGTATGCGGGCGGCTACAGTTACCGTCCCGACCGGGTGCGGCTGACGAGAGGCAACGAACGCACCTTTGTGACCAGCGTCTACAACCGCATTTCCATGGACTGTAGCGCAATTACGATTCAGCACGTAAGGCTCGATGACAATGGCCGGTTTGATTCGGTCATCGATTCGGGCCTTAATGCTTGTCTGAATCTGGAAGCAAACCTTGACCAGACGGGGCGGGGACTCGTGCAGGACATTGTGATGAGTATGCTGGACGAGGGCGTTGTGGCGGTGGTGCCGGTGGAGACAGACTATGACCCGAGCATGAGCAGCAGCTACCGAATTTACTCCATGCGGGTGGGAAAGGTGCTGGAGTGGTACCCGGAACACGTGCGAGTACGGCTTTACAACGACAAGACCGGCCAGAAAGAGGAACTGGTGCTGCCGAAAAAGACGGTGGCACTGATCGAAAACCCGTTTTACGCCATCATGAACGAACCGAACAGCACGATGCAGCGCCTGATCCGAAAGCTGAGCCTTCTGGACGTGGTGGACGAGCAAGCGGGTGCCGGAAAGCTTGACCTGCTGATCCAACTGCCCTACGTTGTGAAGAGCGAGGCGCGGCGGGAACAGGCCAACCGGCGCAGACGGGAGATAGAAGAACAGCTCCGTGACTCGAAATACGGAATTGCGTGGACTGACGGCACCGAGCGGGTGACGCAGTTGAACCGCAGTCTTGAAAACAACCTTCTGAAGCAGATCGAATACCTGACGAACATGTTTTACAGTCAGTTGGGTATTACCCTTGAGATCATGAATGGTACTGCAGACGAGGTAGCGATGACCAACTACTACAACCGCATCGTGGAGCCCATTGTAAGCGCGATCACGGACGAGATGAAACGGAAATTTCTGACCAGAACTGCACGCAGTCAGGGGCAGAGCATCCTGTTCTTCCGTGATCCGTTCAAGCTGGCACCCATTGGCACGGTGGCTGAGATGGCGGACAAGTTTACCCGCAACGAGATCATGAGCTCCAACGAGTTCCGGCAGGTGATCGGACTGAAGCCGAGCAAAGACCCGCGGGCGGACGAGCTGAGCAATAAGAACCTGAACCAGAGCCCGGACGAGATACAGAACACAGCCATGGCTGGCGGAAAGGAAACCGTAGACCGGCTGCTGGCGAAGGAGAAAGGATAAGGGGAAAATCAAAATGGCGTTGAATTTTGACTATGATTTTTCCGGTTATGCGACCAAGACGAACACGAAGTGCTACGACGGGCTGACCATTGCGCCGAATGCCTTTAAGGGCGACAACGGCAAGAAGGTACCTGTGGTGTGGAACCACAACCACTCCGGCCCGGAGTATGTGCTGGGGCACGCTTTGCTGCAGAACCGGAAGGACGGCGTATATGCATACGTCAAGCTGAACGACACCCCCAGCGGCCAGACGGCACTGGAGGCGGTGCGCTGCGGCGACATTGATGCCATGTCCATTTTTGCGAACGTGCGGAAGGCCGGGAAGACGGTGATGCACGGTGCGATCCGGGAGCTGAGCCTGGTATTGGCCGGGTGCAACCCCGGGGCACTGATCGACGAGATCGTGGCGCATGGCGCAGACAATGACGGTGAAGGCGGCGAGGCCTTTATCTATACCGATGGCGGTATCAGCCTGAAGCACGGGCTGGACCCCGACGACAACCCTTTGAACGAGGAGGATGACAATATGGCGAAAGCAGGCGGTAAGACGCTGGAGGAAGTCGTGGATACCATGAACGACGAGCAGAAGGAAGCACTGTATGCTCTGGTTGGCATGGCAAAGGACGGCGCGGATGACGACGAACTCGACGAGGACGATGAAGACTACGACGAGGACGACTATGATGACGATGAGGACTACGAAGACGAGGAGGACGACATGAAGCACAACGTTTTCGACAACGACCCCGAGCAGGGCGTGCTGCGCCACAGCATGGACGAGATCAATGCCGCCATTGCGGACGGCAAGAGCTGCGGCAGCATGAAGGACGCATTTATCGCCCACGGCATTGAGGACGTGGAGTGGCTGTTCCCTGAGGACCACCTGCTTGACACCCCGCCCCGCATCATCGATCGCGACCAGAGCTGGGTGAGCAAGGTGATGAGCGGCGTACACCATATCCCCTTCAGCCGCGTGAAGAGCATGGCTGCCGACCTGACCGAAGAGGATGCCCGCGCCAAGGGTTACATCAAGGGCAACTTCAAGAAGGAGCAGGTGTTCAGTCTGCTGAAGCGCTCCACTACCCCCACCACCGTTTACAAGAAGCAGAAGATGGACCGCGACGACGTGGCGGACATTACCGGCTTTGACGTGATCGCATGGCTGAAGCAGGAGATGCGCGTGAAGCTGAACGAGGAGCTGGCCCGTTCTTACCTGATCGGTGACGGCCGCCTTTCCTCCAGCGATGACAAGATCAACGAGGGCAACATCCGTCCCATTTACAACGATGACGACCTGTTTACCATCAAGGTGCAGGTGGAGACCGCTGCCGGTGACGACACTGCCACGAAGCTGGACAAGATGACGACCGCTGTGCTGAAGGCCCGTAAGAACTACAAGGGCGCAGGTAACCCGACCTTCTACACCACCGAGGATACCCTGACCGACCTGCTGCTGCTCAAGGACAAGATCGGCCACCGCCTGTACAAGAATGAGGCCGAGGTGGCACAGGCGCTGCGCGTGAAGGAGATCGTGACTGTGCCGCAGATGGAAGGCATGAAGGGCAAGCTGGGCGGCGAGTTCGTTGGCATCATCGTGAACCTGGCTGACTACACCGTTGGTGCAGACAAGGGCGGCGCTGTGAATATGTTCGATGATTTCGACATCGATTACAACCAGCAGAAGTACCTGATCGAGACCCGCTGCTCCGGTGCCATGACCACACCGTTCGGCGCAATGGCCATCGAGTACAAGGTTGCCTGATAAGGAGGAGATGCAAAATGCTGCACAAGTTCTATGAGCAGGGCAAGGACCTGCACGTTGCAAACTACGTGGCCTACGGCAAGACCGCAGACCACAAGCTGTACGCCGATGCCGCTTTCAAGGAGACTGTGACCAAGGAAGAGATCGAGGACACCTTTAAGAAGGGCCGCCTGATCATTGTGGAGGGCGAAAACTACCTGCTGCCCGTTGCCTTTGGTACCACCGGCGTTGTGACTGTGACCGCAGGCGAGACTGTGAAGACCCAGGCGTGGACTGCCAGCGACCCGGCATGAAGGGCAGACGCTGCGCTGGACAAGTTCATCTTGGATGAAGATGTACTGGCGTGAGCGCTCAAAAATCAAAATGGAGTGAAAGCGCTATGAGCAAGTGGTTTGGAAAGCTGGGTTTTGTGGAAACTCAGGAGACAGAGCCGAGTGTTTACTCGGAAGTTGTAACAGAGCGTGACTGTTACGGCGACCTTATGCGGAACACGCGCAGGTTACAGTCCGGTGACAAGGTGAACGATGATATTTCCCTTGCAAACACGCTGAGCGTCCTTGCCGACCCGTATGTTCAGGAGCACTTTTGCGATATCCGGTATGTGACGCTTTACGGCGGAAAGTGGAAGGTGACAGATGTGAGCGTGGAGTATCCGCGACTTGTTCTGACGCTGGGAGGGTTATGGCATGGCAACTGAACTGAGCGAAAGACGCTCCGGGCTGGATGCTTTTTTGCGCAGCATTGTGAAACAACGGTGCGGCAGTGAAAACGTGTACTACCAGCCGCCTGCAAACCTGCGGCTGAAATACCCTTGTATCTGCTACAAGCGGGAAAAGATCCGCAGCCCAAAGGCTGACAACCGCGTATACCTACAGACCTTCCATTATACTGTGACGGTAATCGATACGAAACCGGACAGTGAAATGACTGCGGCCATGAGTATGCTGGAACGAGCTGCCCATGACCGCGATTTTGTTTCGGACAACTTATACCATGACGTATTCAGCGTATGGTACTGACACCTTTATGAAGGAGGATGAAACTTATGGCAAAACTGGTATGGGATGCAGACGGCGCCCGCAAGTTTACGATGGGCGTTTCCAACGGCGTGCTTTACCCGAAGAACGGTGAGAGTGGCAAGTACGGCACCGGCGTGGCATGGAACGGCCTGACCGGCGTGACCGAGAGCCCCAGCGGCGCAGAGCCCACTGACCTGTGGGCCGATAACGGCAAGTATGCCCGCCTGATCTCCGGCGAGGACTACGGCTTTACCGTAGAGGCCTATTACTACCCTGACGAGTGGAAGCAGTGCGACGGCTCTGCCGAGGTGGTGAAGGGCGTGACCATTGGCCAGCAGAAGCGCATTCCCTTTGGCTTCAGCTGGCAGACCAAGATCGGCAACGATCAGGACCCGGATGCAGGCTATGTGATCCATGTTGTGTGGAACGCCACCGCACAGCCCAGCGAGCGCAGCCACGAAACTGTGAACGACAGCCCGGATGCTATGACCTTCAGCTGGGAGTGCGGCACTGTGCCCACCAACGTGACCGGCTACAAGCCCTCTGCCGTGATGGAGATCGACAGCACTGCTGTGAGCGCAGAGACAATGAAGAAGGTGGAGGCAAAACTGTACGGCGACGACACCACCGGCACCCCCACTCTGCCCACCCCGGACGAGCTCATTACCCTGCTGCAGGCGGGCTGAGCGATAAATTCAAAATAAAAAGGAGAGATCTATTATGCTGAAGAAAACTGTTACCTACACCGACTACAATGGCGTGGAGCGCACCGAGGATTTTTACTTCAACCTGACCCGCAGTGAGCTGATGGAGATGCATCTGACCACCGAGGGCGGCATGGACGAGAAGATCAACAGCATCATCAAGGCCAAGAGCCAGCCGGAACTGGAGAAGCTGTTCAAGGAGATCCTGCTGAAGAGTTACGGCAAGAAGAGCCCGGACGGCCGCCTGTTCATGAAGAACGACGAGATCCGCGCTGAGTTCGAGGCAAGCCCGGTGTACGATGAGCTGTACATGAAGCTGTTTACTGATGAGAACGCCGCCGCAGACTTTGTGAACGGTGTGATCCCGCAGGTGCAGCCCAAGGCAAACCCCGCCATGCAGATGGCAGCGACCGCTAACGCAGCCCACGCACTGACGCTGTGCTGATGAATAAGACCTTCTCCGCAAGCTTTGCTTAGAAGGCAGTACAAAAAGGCTATCCGCGTAAAAAACGGGTAGCCTTTTATTTTTCGTTACAAGACGAACACATTTGAAACATACAGGGAGGGCAGAAGAATGCTGGAAATCATAGTACCGGGCAGAGAGGACTGGGATGAGCGGACAAACGAGTTCGTATACGAAAAGCCGACCCTGCTGCGGCTGGAGCACAGCCTGCTCTCCCTGTCCAAATGGGAAAGCAAATGGCACAAGCCATGGCTGGATACGAGAAAGCCGAAAACACGGGAGGAGATGCTGGATTACATCCGGTGCATGACCGTGACCCAAGGAGCAGACCCGAAGGTATATACCCGGCTGACACGGCAGAACATGGCTGACATTAAAACATATATGGAAGACCCGATGACCGCTTCCTGGTTCAACGACAAAAAGAAGGGGCGCGGGCGCGGACGGGTACAGACCGCAGAGCTGTTCTACTGTGCAATGGCGAGCTACGGCATCCCGTTCAGCTGCGAAAAGTGGCATTTGAACCGGCTTTTGACCCTTTTGCGGGTATGCGGCGAGGAAAACAGCCCGAAGCAGAAGATGACCAAGCGGGAAGAGATGATGCAGCGTGATGCGCTGAACAACGCCCGCAGGGCAAAGTACCACACGAAGGGGTGAGCAGCATGAGCCGGGTAATCAGCTTTGCACAGCACGGCGACTTTAAGAAAAGCCTGACCTTTATGACCAGAGTGCGCAGCCGGAACGTACGCGGCGTTCTGGAGAAATACGGGCAGAGGGGCGTAGAGGCACTGGCAATCGCGACCCCGAAGGCAACGGGAAAGACGGCGGCAAGCTGGAGCTACGAAATCAAAATGGATGACAACGGAGCCACTCTCTGCTGGAAAAACGCCAATATCGTGGACGGTGTGCCCATTGCGGTGATCCTGCAATACGGACACGGCACCCGGAACGGCGGCTACGTGGAGGGAACGGACTACATAAACCCGGTGATGAAGCCGCTGTTTGATGAAATTGCCGCAGAACTGTGGAGGGAGGTAAGAAAGGCATGAGCCAGGAAGTAGACCAGCGCGTTGTAGAGATGCGGTTTGACAACGCGAAGTTTGAAAAGAATGTACAGCAGAGCATCAACAGCCTGAACGCGCTGAACGAGAGCCTGAAATTTGAGGGCGCGGAAAAGGGCTTTGCCGAGGTGGAGAAAGCCAGCGAAAAGGTGGACTTTGACCGGATGACGACCGCGCTGGAAACGCTGACGGGAAAGTTTTCGGCGCTGGAAGTGATCGGCATGACGGCGCTGGTGAAGATCACGGACAAGGCCATTGATACAGGCACAAAGCTTGCAAAGAGCCTTTCCATCGATCAGGTGATGAGTGGCTGGAACAAGTATGCCCAGAAGACCGCCAGCGTACAGACCATCATGAACGCGACCGGCAAGAGCATTACTAAGGTGAACAGCTACCTTAGTAAGCTGATGTGGTTTTCGGACGAGACCAGCTACGGCTTTACAGACATGACCAGTGCCCTTTCCACCCTGACCGCAGCGGGTGGCGACATTGAGAAGATGATCCCGATGATCATGGGCATGGCAAACGCTACCGCCTATGCAGGCAAAGGTGCTGCGGAGTTCCAGCGAGTGGTGTATAACCTGGCGCAGAGCTACGGCACTGGTGCCATCCAGCTGATCGACTGGAAGAGTGTGGAACAGGCGGGCGCAGGCAGCCAGCAGCTGAAGCAGCTGATCATTGACACTGCAGTGGAGCTGGGCAAGCTGAAGGAAGGCGAAGTGACCACCGGTACCTTTGGCAGCACACTGCAGAAAAAGTGGGCTGACCGTGAGGTAATGGAAAAAGCTTTCGGCAAGTACGCCGAGTTTGCCGAGGCGGTGAACGCCGAAATGAAGGCACGCCCGGAAAAATACAATTATCAGGCCTCAAATGCCATTGAAGCGCTTGCCGACCAGTACGACGAAGTGACCGTGAAGGCCTTTAAGGCGGCGCAGGAGGCAAAGAGCTTTTCCGAAGCGGTAGATGCCACGAAGGACGCCGTGAGCAGCGGCTGGATGCAGACCTTTGACATTCTGTTTGGCAACTACGAGGAGGCAAAGACCTTCTGGAGTGACCTGGCAGAGCAGTTCTGGGATATTTTTGCAGGCGGCATGGGCGGACGTAACAGCTGGCTGAAGAAGGCATTCAACGGCGGCATGGACCAGCTGCTGGACGATACGGCGCTGGGAGACGTGGGCGATGCGTTCACGAACCAGCTGCGGCGCAGTCTAATTGCAAGCGGCAAGCTGACAGAGCAACAGATCGAGGACGCAGGCAGCTTTCAGAAGGCACTGGAGAATGCAGGTGTGACCGCAGACGATCTGTACGAGCGGGTACAGGCGAGCCTTGCCGGATACGAAGAAGCGGCGAAGATGAGTGACGCGGAACTGGCTGCGCAGGGCGTGAGCCGGGAGACCCTGAACAAGACGATCGAGACCTACCGGAAAATGGCCGAGGCAATTCAAAATGGCGAAGTGAGCCTTGACAGCTATGCCACCAAGATGGGGCAGATGAGCGGACGGGAACACTTTTTCAATGGCATCCTGAATGTCCTGAATGGCATTAACAGCGTGCTGGGGCCCATCCGGGATGGATTTGACGAAGTGTTCCACACGGACGGCGGCCCGCTGTACAGTTTGCTGAAAGGGTTTGACAACCTGACAAGCAAGCTGGTGCTGAACGAAGGCGTTATGGAGAACCTGACGAAGCTGTTCAAGGGGCTGTTCAGCGTGCTGAGCGTGGGCGGAAAGGCCATCCGGGTGACAGGACGCATTGCCCTTGCAGTGATCGGCAAGCTGATGAATGCACTGGAGCCGCTGGGTGATCTGCTGCTGCGGGCAGGGGCTGCTTTTGGCGATGTTTTTACCAACCTGAACGAGAGCCTTGACAATGCCGAGAGCATTGATGACGTGATCAACGCGCTGGCGGTGGCTTTTGGCAAGCTGTTGCAGCCGGTGAAGGATATTTTCGGGCTGCTGCAGACGCTGATCCACGGCGGCACGGTGGAAGAGGCAAAGGGGCAGTTCAAGACTTTTGGCGGCATTGTGAACGCTGTGAGCGCCGTATTCCAGAACTTTGGGCTGAAGGGCGTCAGCATCAGCGGAGCGCTGGGCAGCGCGGTGAAGCTGCTGGGCGGCATATTCTTTGCGGCCTTTGACGGCGTGGGGGCGCTGATCGGCAAGACATTCGGCGCATTTCAGGATGCGGGCAAGAATGTCGGCGACTTTAAGGACAAGCACCTTGAGACACTGGAGCAGGTACGGGACACCGTGGTGAGCCTGCCGGAGAAAGCGGGTGCTGCCATGCTGTGGTTTGCAGGGTGCATACAGACGGCGTTTTATAACGTGGCAGATGCCAGCAAGACGGCACTGACAGCGGTACAGGCGTTTTTCCATCTGGAGGACGGCATTGATCTGTACCGGCTGTTCTCTATTATTGCTGTTGGCGCGCTGGCTGCAGCCATCTACGGTGCAACAGTGCTGCTGAAGAAGGCAAGTGACAACCTGAAGAAGACCCTTGCAAACCCGATTTCGGACTTTTTTAACAGCCTGACATCGGCTGTAAACACTTGGACCAAGGCACATACGACCAACAATCTTGCCACGGCGGCAAAAGCCATTGCCACGGCGGTAGCACTGATCAGCGGAAGCATCTATTTGCTGAGCCGGATAGACGACCCGGACAAAGTGGTACAAGCACTGTTCAGTGCGATGGCGGTATTGTTCGGCTTTATCGTTGCATTGAAGGCGCTGGCCGCTACGGACCTGACCGGACTGAACACGGCAAAGCTGGTGGGAACCATTGCGGCTGTGAGCCTTGGCATGACAGTGCTCAGCGCGGCGATGATCAAAATGGGCAGTATGGATGCCGATCAGGTAAAGAACGGAACGGAGGCCATTGGGCATGTGGCGGCGGTGCTGACCGGCATGGTGGGACTGCTGAGCCTGTTTAATAATCGCCTTGGCAGCATGAAGGGCGCAGGCAGCTTTATTGCCGCAGCTGCCGCAATCGATGCAATTACACTGGTGCTGATCCCGCTGGCGAAGGCTAAGAAGAATGGACTGGATATCGACGGCGCAGTAAAAGCCATTAACGGCGTGGCGATCGCGATCAGCATTTTGCTGGTAGCATCCGGTTTTGCAAAGAAACTGGCCGGGCAGGCGAAGGTGAGCACGCTGGATAAGATTGCCCAATATCTTGTAAAACTTGGCGGACTGCTGATTACCCTGAACGCACTTGGGGCGACCTTTTTAATGGCGGCAGGCGCGGTGGCAATACTGGCATCCACCGGGGAGAACCTGAAGAAGGGACTGACCGGTGCAGTTGTAATAACAGGACTGCTGGCTGGTGTTATGGCGGGGCTGGCAGTGCTTTCCAAGACGAAGGTGAACCCGCTGCGGATGCAGAAGATGGCGGCAAGCATGGTGATCGCGAGCGCATCGCTTGTGATACTGGCGGAAGCAGTAAGGCGCATGAGCGATGCCATGGGCTCGGATAAGAGCGGCGCGGGTTTTGCCGGTGTGGCCATAGGACTGACGCTGATGGCCGGTGCGATCTATGTACTTGGCAAGAACGCTATGGAGAGCATGGGCGCGGCTGCGGCACTGGCGGCAATGGGCTTTGCGCTGGTAGAGATGGCATACGCGATCAAAATGCTGGCGGACACAGACCCCACGTTTATCATGAATGCACTGCTGGGGCTTGCCGGGGCAATGGGCATTCTTGTTGTTGGCTGCGCCGGTCTGAGCATGGTTACCGCGAACATTACCGGGCTTGCAGGCTCCTGCCTGATGCTGGCAGGGGCGCTGTATCTGCTGACACCGGCGTTCAAGGGGCTGGCAAGCCTGACACTGGATCAGGCGATAGCCGGCATCTGGGCAATGGCAGGCGTGATGATCGCGCTGGGCATTGTGGGCGCAAACCCGCCGGTGGCCCTGGGACTTACTGCCGTAGCAGGAAGTCTGAAGATCCTGCTGGGTGCCTTTAAGGACTTTGCGAGCGGACTGCTGAAGCTTTCCATAGCGGCGGTTATCATGGGCATCCTTGCCTATTTATCCGGGCCGATCTGTCAGGCGATCATTGGCGCGGGCGATGACATTGCGGATGCATTGGACATCATCCTGAAGGCAATCTGCAATACGATCATCAATAATGCCGAGCCGATTGCGAAAGCAATTGCATCGGTCGTTATTATTGTTGTTGACGCGGTGATCCAGATACTTGCATGGGGCTGGGAAAGAATAAAAGCAGCCATGGAAGAAAAAACCGGCCTGATCTGGGACGAGACGAGCAGCATCTTTAACCCTGCAAGCTGGATCGACGCGCTTACTGCAAAGGATCGCCCATTCGGAAAACTTCTTAATATGCTTACCGATCCATTTCTTCAGGTATTTGACACGAGCCTTGATGAAATGGGCAACAAGCTGGAAGAGGTTGTAGACTTCCGGAAGATGGCGGCGGAAAAGCTGAGCGATGTTCCTGACGTGCCGGACATCAATTACATTGATCCGAAAGAAGCTGCTAACAGCTCTGCCAAAACCGCAGAAAACACCAAGAACGCAGCAGACGCTACCGGGGTTTCAGCCACGAACATGGAAAAGAGCGCAACGGCAATGGCGGTGAGTGCCAAGAGCAGCGAGGAAATGGCCGACGGCATGATCCAAGTGGCAGATGACAGTGGCAGAGTGTATACCATGACCACAGAGCAGGCCAAGGCGATGCTAGACGGCAAGACCGCCACGGAACAGACGGCAGGGGCTGTGAATGACCTTGGCGGCGCTGCAGCGCGGACGACCGGAAAGCTGAGCGGTACGGCGGCGGTTATGCAAACCTGTGCAGAAAAGGGAGCAGCGAGCACCGAGGTGCTGGACGAGGCCGGGAATGCACTGGAGGGAAAAGAAGAGCAGCTGACGGATAGCACCGACACGGCTGTTCAAAATGCCATGGATGAAGCGGGCGACATCTCGGAGGAAGGCGGCAAGAGTGCGGCAAGCCGGTTTGTGAACGGATTCTTATCGATTCTGCCGAAGGGTCTCAAGGATTTTCTGAGCGGTGTCGGTATCAATACGAGCGGTATCACTGCCGTGGTAAGCGGCGCAGCGGACAAAGTGTCCGGGCTGAAAACAGTTGATGATATGCTGACGAACCCCGACAAGAAGAAAACGACTGCGCCGACCGCCAAGAATGGCAAGACGGACAGCAGAGGAGAAAGCTGGAAAGACCTGCTTGGCGATATTGCAGAGCAGGCAAAGGATGCGGCATCTACCCTGACCGGCGGCGGAAGCGGAAAAGGCAAATCCTCCCGCAGTGCAGGCAGCAAAAAGACCCTTGCGGAGCAGATCGAGGAGGCATACAAGACCCGGCTGGAGGCCAACAAGACCGCACAGAGTATCGTTGACCGGGAGTACGCGCTGTGGCAGGCCGAAAACCAGTACAGCGCCAGCGAGGATGATCTGATGGCCAAGAAGGCTGCCCACGCGGCGGACGCCATTAAAGCGCAGACCGAGCGGGTGAGCATTGCGCAGGCAAAGTATGATGCACTGTTTTCAAAATGGGGTGCGGAGAAGGCCGAGACAAAGAGCGCCTACAATGAGCTGCTGGAGGAAAAGACCAGCCTTGCGGAACTGAAGGCCGAGCAGTACACCGACCTGTTTGAGGAAGTGGCGAAGCGGTATGACACGAACCTCGATACGCTGGAGAAGCAGTACAACTTGTGGAGCGCAGAAAATGAAAACAGCGCGACCCAGATGGACAAGATCCGGCGTGAGACCGAGTACATGACCGAAGAACTTACTGTACGGCAGAAGCAGGAAGCCAATGCGCAAGAGCAGTATGACGTGCTGAAAGAAAAACTTGGTGAGGACAACCAGCTGACCATTCAGGCCTACAACGAACTGCTGGATGCACAGACCGAACGTGTAGAACTGGAAAACAAGATCGCAAAGCAGCAGCTGGCAGAGATCGAGGAGCGCATCAGCCAGATCGAAACAGCACAGAAGCGTGCTTCCAGCCAGATGGAGATGCTGCAGAAGGTGTACGATGACGGCGACCTGAGTGCTCGCGCAGATGCCTACCGGGAGGCCGTGGAGACCTACGGCAAGGACAGCGAGCAGGCACGAAAGGCACGGTATCAGGGCACGACGGCTTCGATCCTTGCGGCGGTGGAGGCTGTGAAGAACCTGAACTATCAGATGCAGCAGACCGAGGAGATTCAGAAGAAGCTGGACAGAAAGGATATTTCAGAAGCAGACCGCAAGCAGTACGAACAGGACAAGCTGGAATCTCAGACGGCATTCCTTGGCTTTGCGGAGAACCTTGCAGAAGCGCTGAACCTTGGGGACAGCGGCAAACAGGTGACCCTGAAGATGGCGAAGGCTATCCAGAAGAACTGGCAGCCAATCAAGGAAGGCTTTAATACCGCCATGGACAAGGCCTTTGCCAATAACCCTGAACTGAAGAACAAACTGACGAAAGCCTTTGGGGATGCCTTCAGCGAGACCGGCATAGAGGTGGGAACGGAGTTTGTTTCCACCATTGTAGCCATGATGCAGGGCGACTGGGCAAACGCACTGGCCAGCGGCCTGAACTTTATGATCGATTTCCTGAATACGAAAATGGGCAAAGACCTGATGACGACGGTATTGCCTAAGATCACAGAACTGTTCAGCAATGTGGGCAAGGCTGTAAAGGGGGCACAGATCGGTCAGGCTATGGGCGAAATGGGCGGCGAAATGGCGACCGTGGCAACAGAAGGCGGCGGACTGATCACCGTGCTGCAGGCAGTAGCAGGTGGTATTGGCAGCATTGGCACGGCTGTTGCAAGTTTTGTGGCAGAGTTCTGGCCGTTTATTCTGGCAGCAGTGGCGATCATTGGCGTGCTGGCGGGCATTGCGGCGCTGGTGAACAAGCACAACGGCGTAGACAAGGTGGACCAGGAACTGGCTGAAAAGGAAAAGGACAGCGGCGCGGACCTTGACATCAACTTTGCATGGGGCATCAACGCCAAGAAGGACAAGGTAGACGATGCCGTGACTGCCATGACCCAGAACGCCGTGGACATTGCCGCTTCGGCTGCGCAGAGCATGGAGGACGCGCTGAACGAGGACTGGGATTACACCCCGACCATCCGGCCGGTGGTAGATATGACCGAGGTATGGGACAGCGCAGAGGACGTGAACAGCGCATTTGCCGGGGAAAAGCCCATGGAGCTGGACAGCAGCCTGACGGCGCGGCTTGCAAAGGACGCAGACCGCGCATACGGAAATCAAAATGGAAGCGGTGCTGACGCACAAACCGGGCGGGATGCAGAGCTGCTGAATGCCGTGAGCCGCCTTGGCGACCATATGGACGCTGTAGGCGAGAGCATCCGCGGCATGAAGGTAGTAATGGACGGACGGAAAACGGTTGGCTACATTGACAGCCAGCTTGGCGTGAGAGCCGAGCGGAGAAGATAAGGAGGTGCAGCAATGGCAAGTGTAGCGCTTTCTTCCATGGCACTGGGCAGCGTGATCACGCTGAATGAAAACGGTGTGGCAGCAGAGTTTGTTGTTGCCCGCCACGATTACGAGAGCGGACTGAACGGAGCCGGACGAACCTTGCTGGTGAGAAAGACCTCGCTGGCTGACAAGCATAGATGGGGATCTGTGGACAGCACTACGGACTTGCGCTGGGATGACAGATCTGACCTGAAAACCTGGCTGGAGCAGACCTATGCGGCGCGGCTGGACGAAGAAATCCGCAGAAACATCGGTAAAACAAAATATTATTCTAATGACCCTGCCGGCAGAGATTACCCGACAGAGGGAAGTGTATTTCTGCTTTCTGCCGCTGAACTGAGCAGTGATAAACAGTATCAAGATGGCAGCACAAAGCTGGATGACGCCGTGCTCCGTGTGCTGGAAAGCGGTGGAGGCGACCCATGGTGGACCAGAAGCGTTTACCCGAATTCCCACAAGGAAGACGGCGACGACATGGTGAACTGGTGGTTCACACGAGTAGCGCTGTATAAGACGTATCGTAGATACTCATGGTCCGAAAATAAATACATAGAAGGCTGGGAGATTGAGGAAAGCGGCTTCCCTGACGCCGGTTATGATAGTACGGCAACGATTCGTCCATGTTTAACGGTGCCGGGAACGATGCGTGTGGATGACGGCACCGGAGGCGGTGGTGGAGGAAATACCGGAGGCGGAGGAAATACCGGAGGCGGTGGTGGAGGAAATACCGGAGGCGGTGGAAGCCTTAGAGAAAACCACCCGCCGAAAATCAGTTGCTGGCTCCCGGACCAGGAGAACATGGGCTCCTACAGCAGAAGATTTGACATCCTGTATACCGTATACGATGAGGACGCCGATGTGATGACGGTGACCGAATACGTAGATGGGATACAGCTGAAGCAATTTACTGCACAAAACGGGCAGCAGATACTCTATACACTGGACGAGCGGGTGTTCGGGCAATTGGCGGCGGAAAAATACCATACTGTCAAAATAACGGTATATGACGGTACCAAGGCTGCCGAGTGGACGCAGACCTTTTACAAAAGCTACCAGAAGGGCTACCGCGTATATGCAGGTACGCTGGCTGGAAAGCGGGATGGTATAGTAAACAATGGCGCACACGGACTGAACTCGTACAAATGGGAAACCCGTTACTGTATCTACGACCCGACCTGTGTGGACGACGAACGGGATAACATCATCATAGACCCGCAGCTTGAAATGGAGAAAAATGAGTTTGGGTCTTTTGAGTTCACGATGCCGGTATCGAGCCGCTTTTACAACAGCCTGACCCCGCGGCGCACAGTAGTGAGCGTGGAGGAAGACGGCGTTGAGATCTGGATGGGGTATGTGACGGAGATCAATAAGAATTTCCAGATGGAAAAGAAGGTGTACTGTGAGGGCGAGCTTGGATTTCTGCAGGACATCAGCCTTGTGCTGGAGGCGCAGGAATATACCGCCTATGCGCTGTTTGTGGCGATCATGGAAGCTGCCATTGCTGCATCAGTGTCGGGATGGAAGCTTTTTATGCAGGGAAAGATCTCGGAAAATTTCAAGAACGTAAAGATAGACCTGAGGAAATACGGCACGCAGTACACCACGGTTTGGGAAGCACTGAACAGCCTTTTACTGGGAAACGTAGGAGGAATACTACGCATCCGCAAGCTGCCGAACGAACTGGACGGACACTACGACCGTTATCTGGACTATTTTTGGAGTGAGAATGAACTGGGATGCACGTCACAGAGCATCGAGTTTGGCAAAAACCTGCTGGATCTGGACTATTACGTAAAGGCTTACGACATTGTGAACCGGGTGACGTATTACGGGTACGAGACAAAAGGCTGGTGGATCTTTGCGCACACGAATAAGATCTCTGCGACGGCAGAGGATTCAGAATCTGTACGGATCTATGGATCGATCGAACGGTGCTATGTGGCGGACGGTACTGCCTCAACAAAGGAAAGCCTGATGAAGGCTGCAAATGAAAAACTGAACGAGCTGAAACTCAAAATGGATTACAGCTTTGAGATCAGTGCGCTGGACCTGCGGGATGCGGGTGTTGACGTAGATCGGCTGGGCTTTATGAAACGGGCGCAGATCCTGTCGTGGCCGCACGGGCTGAACCAATTGGCGCTGTGCACGAAGCTTTCAATCCCGCTGGAAGAGCTGGATGAGAAAAAGTTTACCTTTGGCAGCGCAAGCGAGACGCTGAGTGGCCAGCAGGCCACCGGTACCGGTGCAGCAAAGCGGGCAGTGGAAACGCTGCGCAGCGTGGTGAGCTACATCAACCGGTAAAATTCAAAATGGAAAGGGGTGAGACCTGAAATGTATAACGAAGAGCATGGTGTGACCATAGGGCACTACCACAGCTGGAAGCACTGGCACCTGATCCCGGTAAGCAGACCCGTGATCAACCCGCCGACCGAACGGACGAACCTTGTGACCGTGGCGGGAATGGACGGAAGCTGGGATCTCTCGCAAGCAGTGGCACAGCGCCCGGTATACAATGACCGGGAGGGCACGCTGGAATTCTACGTGGAAAACGACTACTGGGACTGGAACACGGCCTACACCACGATTCAAAATGCGTTGGGCGGAAAGCGCCACATGGTAATTTTGGACGATGACCGCTCGCATTTCTACTATGGTGCCGTCTGGGTGGACAAGTGGAAGAGCGACAAGGGACACTCGACCATTGCGCTGAAGTACCGGCTGAACCCGTACAAGAAGGAACGGTATTCCTCGGTAGAGCCATGGCTATGGGATAACTTCAACTTTGACATGGACATCATCCGGGAGTATGTAAACACCTATGTGAACGGCTTTGCACAGCTGATCGTACCCGGGACTGAACAGGCGAACCGGGCGGAGATCAGTATTGTTAGCGGAACGCTGAAGGTAGATGCATTCAAGCAAATGGGCGACAATTCATTTACAACAGTATATAGTGCAAGCCTGTCTGCCCCACAGAAAACAGTGATACGGGTGGAGCACACCACTTATATCTTCAACTTTTCAGGCACAGGGTACTACACCGTTGAATACCGGGGAGGGATGCTGTAATGACCTACGAGCAGGCACTGGAACAGGTACGGCACGCCATCTACGGAAAAGACGTGAGGGAAGCCATTGCCTACCTGTTTGCCAACACGAAGGATGTTGACCCGAGCCTGAAGCAGAACTCGACCAATGCGATCCAGAACGGGGCTGTGTGGGAGGAGTTTCAGAAAGCTTATCAAAAGATCGAAAAAGTGGGTGCTGCAACAAAGGTTGACCAGAGTCTGAGCCGGTATTCGGAGAACGCGATCCAGAACAAGTCAGTATGGGCGGAATTTCAAAATGCGTACCTCAAAATAGCCCAGCTTGGAACGACTGGTGTTGCAGGAAGCGTGACGATAGGGCTGGAGGACGCTGCCGGAGACGGCATCACGGATGACACGGATGCGCTGAACAAGGCGCTGAACCACAGCAACTGCGTGATCGATGGGGGAAACAGAAAGTACAAATACTTATCGCTCTGGATGGAGAACGTGGAGAATGTGACGGTTCGAAACGTTATCTTCTGGAAGGGACAGCGGCTGGAAGTTGCGGGTTGCAAAAACATCCGGTTTGAGAATTGCGTCTGGGATGGCATCTATAACAACGACGACAAGACCGTATGGACGTGTGGTATCCGGTTACGGGAGCGTGTGGACGCTGCAGGAAACGAAATCTGGTGTGAAAACATCTGGATCGAGAACTGCATATTCCGGGACATCTGGTACAACCCGTATGTGAACAATGGCAGACCATGCGACGTTACAGGAATTGCGATCTTGCCGCGTAGTGTGCACAATTTATACATCAGGCATAATTTTTTTACGCAAAACAAGGGCAGTGCCTGCATTCACTGGAACAGCTGGAAAAAGAACGGGTACGCAGAGGTCACCGGCAATACATTTTATCTGAACGCTTACGGCGGCGTTGCCGTGTATGCCGTGCAGCAGCAGTTTCCTAAAGTCAAGGGACGTGTGTGCAATAACCAGTTCATCGGCTGCGGACTTGGATATCTGCCGCAAGAATGGTTTGACATGATCCCGCTGCCGGATAATATGCTAGGGCAAGGCTGTGCCGGACTTCTGGGCGGCGCGGGAACTCAGGTTGCTCCGAAGAAGTGGACTTTTGTATGTGAGAATAACGTTTTTGAGGACTGCGTGGAAAGCAGCATTGAAGGACCGACATGGAATCCGTGCATTGGCAACAGCATTACTGGGCAAGGAGCAGCGCAGACGGAAGAAAATTGCCGGAAGATGGAAGAAAAGTACCATCTGGATTATAAGCTTAAGCCTCGTCCGATTGATTCGGTCAACTTTATCTACCGGAACTATTATGCGGATGCTGATGGTACTTTCCCAAATGACGACGATGATCCAATTGTATTCATGAACAATACGATGGGCATTGCGCACGTGCCCCGACAAAGCTATATTCAATTTAAAGGTACATACAACGTTCCGTTTATATTTACCGGAAACGTTATGCGAACCGGCCAGCCGCACATTATTGATACTCATTTCCTGTATTGTAACTTCAAGGCGGGTCTCCGGTTTGAAAATAATGACGGTATCTACCCCTATTTCAACAATTGTACCGTGTGTGGGGATTTTATTGTTGATGAAATACAGAGCGTATGGCAGTGTGACTTTTCAAAAGCCAACCTCATTACAAATCGAGGCCGGGAACGGTTTCCAGAAGCGAGGTTCACGCGATATGACCCTGCACAGGTAAGCATTGACAACGATCAGGCGGTTTTGGACGGGGGACATCTTTTGCTGAAAGCGCATGATATTGATGGTATAGAAGACATAACCCCGAATGAGTCAATCTATGATATTTCAACCGACCCGCACTACAATGCAGAAGAAAAAGCGGTGGTTTTTGATGGCACTTTCGGTATTGACACCGGGGTGCAACTGTTTGCAACGGATGAGGACTTTACTGTCATTGCAAGTTTCCAGCTGGAAAGCTTTCGCGGGCTTGGCATGCCGAACTTCAGCTTTGTTCCGGTATTCAGTTCTATGAATTACTCGGATGATAAAGGTAAGTGCCCGGGATTTGATGTTGGACTTATCCTCGCAGAAGGTATAAGTGCAGACACAAAGCCGGTTGGCGGCTTTATTACAACCCGAAATTACTGGGGATACAGTCAATGCCCATCAATTGACATGAACAGTTACAGCTCTTACCCGAATAATGTGTATAATCTGTTGCTCATGCGAAAAAACGGCGTGCTGAAGTTTTACGACTTCTACATGCAGACGTATGGCGAGGTGACTGGAAACGACGCCACAGCAATTTTTGACGGTACTCTGCACATCGGCGAAAATATGGCAAAGCCCAACGAGAGCGAAAAGTATAAGATGCGCGGGAAGGTATACCAGTGCAAGGTGTATAGCAAAGCGCTTCCGACAAAGCTGCTGGAGGAGATGTTCCCGAACATTTATTCCAATGAGAGCCGAATCAAAGGGAGCATTACCTGTTACGTGAATAACCTCCAGTATTTGGTACGCATTGCTCGATGCACATATCTGGAAGTTACGCTGGATCTTGGAAAGCACGCATGGCCGGAATATGCAGGAAGATACCCGCAAGCGGTCGGTATAAAAGTGACAGGATTATACGGCTTTGACGATGTGATCTGGGTCGGCACTGGGACGGACGGTCATGTGACAAAGTGGATCTATAAGGGAGGCAACATGAAGCCCCACGAGCCCATCACCGTGACCATTGCAAACACGGGGCTTTGTCCCGGTCTTGAGGCAAAGCTGATCGCATTCCGATGCGTAAACCTTACAGAAGATTCCAAATGTGTTCCTGCAACAGGAATCGGGGTGAACTGGGCGGGCCCGCTTACCATCGCAGCAGGTGGTGAGTTGAAGGGCGAGATTGTTCTGACACCTGCGGGTGCTAATACGATGAAAGACTTCAGAATGGAATTCACAGGTGACAGCATTGTGGCATCTACGAGCGGCACGGCATTGATCGTGCGCGCAAAGAGCCCGGGCAGTGCGACAATCACCGTGACCCACATCGGCGGCGCTGTTTATACCTGTACGATCAACGTTATATAAGAAAGGAGACAAAATGCTGGAAAGTTACTCCGTTTTGAAAAACGGCAACAGGAAACTCTCGGAACACTTCAAAGTCCGGGAGTTTTTTTGCAGGGATGGGTCTGACCCGGTATTCATCGACACGGAGCTGGTGGAGATCTTGGAAAAGATCCGCGTACATTTCGATAAGCCTGTGACGATCACGAGCGCATACCGCACCGCAGCCTACAACGCAACGGTTGCAAAAGCCGCCAAGTACAGCCAGCATCTCTACGGCAAAGCGGCAGATATTCAGGTGCAGGGCATCAGCGTGGAGCAGGTGTATGCCTACGCGGACAAGCTGCTTGCGGGCAGGGGAGGTGTGGGCATCTATCCTCCCGGCCTTGGAAGGGCAAACGGCTGGGTGCACGTGGACGTACGCAAAGAAAAGAGCCGGTGGAGGGGGTGATGCTAATGGAGACCATCCTTTCCGCCATCATTGCCGGAGCGGTGACGCTGATCGGCGTATTGATCGCAAATTCAAAATCCAATGCGGTCATGGAGTACAAGATCGAGGAACTGACCCGCGAAGTTCGCAAGCACAACGGCTTTGCGGAGAAGATCCCTGTGATCCAGAGAGACATTCAGGTGCTCAATCACAGGATGACCGATATCGAAACACATGAACACGAAAGGAGCTAACACTATGAACTTCAACATTACTGCGGGCACCATTGCACGAACTGCTGTTCTGCTGCTGGCGCTTACCAATCAGCTGCTGAGCGCCATGGGCAAGAGCCCGCTGCCCATCGAGAGCACTACCGTCGAGCAGCTGGTGACTGCCGGCATCACGAGCATTGCAGCACTGATCGCCTGGTGGAAGAACAACTCCTTCACCAAGGAGGCCATTGCGGCAGATGCCGAGTATGACCGACTGCGCAAGCAGAACGGGAAGTAATTGTATTTGAGGCGAGGAAGAGAAAAAGACGAACAATATCCTGACTGAATGTTTTTCTCCGACTGCCTGAAATGATTTCATCTGGCGCTTATCGCGGACCCGATAGGTCGAAAATTCAAAATGAAGTGACCGGATGAAAAAAGTCCCTGTGATATTTCGTTTGGCGCCTTGAAGGGGCGTGAGCGAATATTGCAGGGACTTTTATTTTTAGCATGAGTGGAGTGCTAAAGGGAAAAAAGAGGTCGACGGAACGTACATTATTCGTACATATTTGACTAAATACAACGTAAGTGCGATGAAAAAATGGGAAGTCACAAAATCTTAACAAAGAAAAATCGCAAAACCCCTTGATTTTTCAGGGCAAGATGAGTACAATACACTTAGCACTCAGAGAAAACGAGTGCTAAACCACTGCGGGACACACACGAAGCCCCCGCAGGACGCAACAAAGTTTCAAATAAATTCAATATAATTGGAGGGCAAGAATT